TCCAAATAACAGGAGTCCAATACCACATATTCTTAATTCCGCGGACAATATTTTTGTGGATATACCTCCACTCGAATCTCCATTTCAAAGAGATTTTTTCCAACCAAGATAGTTTTACATTTTCCATAATACAAATATAAAAAAAAAGGTTGGGATTACCAACCTCGAATCAATCTGAAAGTAGACTCAGTATTTTTTCTTTTACACTCAATTGTTTTATACCCTCATTTGAACGAGGAGTATGAACAAAGTTAGTAAGACCTGGTTTTGCATCAGAACCATCTTTGGATGAGAACCTATCACTTAAAAACTCTACACTCATATCCAAATCATCAACCGCTACCCAATTTGTAATCTCTGGATGATTTTCTATCCAATGTTCAATTTCCATGTATCGCTCTAACTCCAATTCGGCTCTGAATCTTAAACCGGACCATTCTCTAGGGAACAGGTCTTTAAACATGCCAGTTACCGCAATGGGTTTTTTGATAATACCTTGTGATTCGTAGTATTCTCCCAACTCTTCCAACGTAGCATGAAATCTCCAATCCGAACTAACAATAATTTCAGAACCTGTTGTTTCCAAAATTTCGTTTAGGGTTTTGACTGCCTTTTTATCAAAGTTATCAAATCGGTATTCCAATGGAATATCTCTACCCTTCATAGAAAGTTTCATTCCTCCCCACTTCTTTTGTTTTTTGTGGCGAGAACCCCAATTATTTGCCAAGCAAATAACCCCATCGTGATCTAAGAATATAACTTTCATTTTTCTGAAAAGTATTTGATTATAATGTGTCCCGATTTGTAATTAGTACCTAAAGGAATATCGTGAACATCACATAGTCTCATTAACATTTGGATGTCGGGTTCATGGGGATGTTTGTCTAAGGGGTCTCTAAAAAAAATAACAGCATCTATTTCTTGTCTGGCAACCATTGCCGCGATTTCTGCGTCGCCACCAAGGGGTCCAGAATTAACTCGTTGTACTTTTTCAACACCCGCATGTAAAATCATTTTTCCTGTTGTACCTGTGGTGACAATGTCAACATCCTGTCGATTGAAAAATTCTAATCTTTTCATAACAAACGACACCATCGATGCTTTTTTTCCGTCATGTGCTATAAGTGCAATTTTCATGACTCGATATCTTGGTTTAAAGTATCTAAAATCTCCACTAAGTCTTTCTTGGGTGACAAGTTTCTTTCCTCAACAATTTGTTTCCAAGTCCTATAAGTCATTAAGTGTCCCCTCTCGGATGTAGCACCTTGAGACAATCCTTGAAATGTACCCGCACTGATTATATCATAGGTTCGGCGCTCGGCTATAACCCAAGGAAATTCATTTAGTAAATTCTTCGTTTCTGACATGAAACAAAGATACTAAATTATTTTGTATTTTCTACATCCTCATTTTTAATTTCTTCAATCCATTCTGAATCCATATATCCTACATCTGAATTATTTTCAGTGTAATGAAATAAAGAATGGTTCGATAATGGGGTTTTTGGTTTCATTATTCCGACTTTGGTTTGTTTTTTTTCTCTATTTTAATATTACCTTTCACAACTTTACGTTTTTTATTGGAAGAACTTTTCGGTCCATACCCCTCATCATCGTAGTAGTTGTTTATATCATTCAATGAAATTTTAGACATCGTTTTTAAAATTGAAAGTTAATGCATATATATACGCAAAAAAAGAAAAACCGGCAGAACAATCTGTCTGCCGGTAAGTGCAGTAATGACGAATTTTTTCCTTAAAAACCCTACGGGGCTCCAACCCTTATAGCTTTCCTCTTCAGGTTCAGAAAAAATCGACGAGAACCGCATCATTTCGTAAATTCGTTCCTGACTTTGTCGCTTATGGGGATCGGGTTACCATCTTCGTCAATTCTAACGAAGGTGATATTAGTTGATAATATAGTATCCTCTTCATGTGTATATACATTAAAACTTCTAGCTTCCATGTACATGTTACAACTTGTGTTGCCAACACCTACGACTTGTCCATAAATTTTTAGAAGTGAGCCCTCTTTAGCTGGTTTTTTGAACACGCACTTGTCAATACATACAGTTACCATTCTCCTGTTGTGACAGAATTCCATTGCATATGCTGCAGCTGCGGCGTCTATCCATGCCATTAGTTTTCCTCCAAATAGATTTCCGTGAAATCCTAAATCCGATTTTTTTATCGGGTGTGTATTAAGTAGTTGCATATATTATTGTACTAAATAATGTTCGTATGTTTTGTTTGGTTTTTCGTTGGGGAAATAATAGGTAAATTTTAATTTGTTGTCCACATAAATGTATTTGTAAAAACCTTTGGGGACTGTTGCTCCTGTTGGTAGGACTTGACAATTTTTGTCAAATACTACTCGTATTACAACTTTGACTTTATTTGTTTTAGCAAGTTCTCGTTCATGTGCTTCGAGAAATCTCCAAGCCCCTCTGTTGAGGTTTTCTTGTTGTAGGGCGCAATTGACGTAGGAAAATGTTTTATATAATGTTTCTGTATTGCAGTTGAAAGCCGCTGCTGGAGCCATATGCCCCTTGTCCCATTCATTTTTTTCATAGTCCAAATTGTCAGAGGTATAGACACCTTGAACACGGTAAAAGTCCATGCCTTTTCTACTAGCCGAACCATTAGGGCATTGAACTTCGTACGTAATTTTCTTAGGTTGTTGGAGAACTTCCGAGTAAACGATTTCAAAAATTTCATTTTTAACATAGACACTATCTCTTGTTTGTGCAAATACTAATGTTGGGAAAACAAGAAGTAAAAGTAATATTTTCTTCATACAATTATAAATATTATAAAAAATAAAAAGGGGGTAATCAACCCCCTTTCATTTATTTGAGTAAGTTGTAATATTCTTTAAAATGTTTGATTCTATCTGCCAAACCAATAGTTCCTCCGTTGACTCTTTTTGTTACGGTTGTTACGGTAGCATCATCCGCACCTCTATCAGCAATGGAATTTAACCCATTTTTAGAGAAGAACCAAGCTGCAGATGCTAATGGATACTTTGTTGCCACCAAATCAGGATTTCCAACAGTATCTTCATTAATTGCCTTAGCGAATGCTGTGTAGTTATCTTTTCCTGTTAATTGGATGTAACCACGACCTCTGAATTTATAACCTTCTTTAGTTTCTTCACCACCATTACCCATTCTTCCACCATACACTTTAGATGCAATTTTTTCAGGGTTTCTTGCGTAAGATTCTGCTAGATTTCCAGGAAAATATTTTGGGAATATTCTTTTTAATCCGTCTACTGAATAGTTAAGATTTTCTTGGACTGCCTTGAACCCTCCGGACTCATGTCCGCATTGTGCTAAGAAATGTGCCAATCTTAATGGTGTGTTTATTGCAAATTTCTCCATAACTGTGGGAATTTGTGCGATTACAACATCAGGTACATGTCCCTTTAGTTTTTCTAAGGATATTGGACCACCTGTGGGGATAACAACGTCTTCTTTAAGTGTCGAAGATGCTAAACCCATTTTTGCCCAAGTGGCGTCTCCTACTATACCGTCAGCGGTAAGTCCATTTTTGGATTGCCATTCTTTGACTGCTTTTTCCGTACCGGATCCGAATATTCCATCGGCGCCCAATCCGAGCTTTTGTTGAAGTTTTTTAACATCTTCACCTTTAGAGCCATTTTTAAGTAACATAAAAAATTTTTGTTTAATTGGTTTATTTTTCCATAAATACGATTTTTTTTTGTTAAAATTGATTTTATTTATTATTTTTGTATTATGAAAAATTTTTTGTTTAGTTTAGTTTTTATAATTTCTACGGGTGCTTTTGCCCAATCTACATGTTTAGGATATTTTTGGGAGGAAAGTGGATTATTTGTGTCACGAGACAATTACCAAAAAAATATGGGATTTTATATGGGTGGGCATGTCTACTCACCTTACGTACCCCCCATTTATTTTACGTCACCGAGAAATTATCCAAATAGGTTAGGTATCAATTATGCCATTATGAACAACGGAATCAATTTGGGTGGAGGAATAAAAGCCACCTACATCAACTTGACTGACGAAGTCACTTTCCGTCCCGATTTTGTTTTTAGATTTCATCCGTTAAAGTTTCTAACGGGTGATAATAAATCAATTGACATCTCGTTGATGGTTAATTATTCAGAACGTGTGTCATACGGTATTGGAATTTCCTTACCTTACCCAATGTATTAATAAGATACATTAGCTGATATTTATTTAGGTATGTCAGAAGAATTTGAAGATTATTTCCAACAAGTCGAATCATTAATTGGTACCTGTACAGGTAACGATTACTATGGTTTGAAGATGGCTCATAAAAATTATTTTAGGATAAAAACAGGATTTTACGAAGATGAAAATCCTGAAGATGTATCTAAAGAGTTATGTATGTCCATAAATGAATCCATGGATAATGGTAAAGTGAAATGTAATAAATGTGGATGGACTTGGGATTTATCAAATGGAGGTGACGATCCTTATGATTGTCATAAGTGTGGTAATAAAAATAATAATTTGAACGAATCCATATTAAACGAGAAAAGTCTTACAGACAACCCTGTTAGAACAGTGGTAAAAGATTTGGTTAATATAATCAAATTACAAAAACCAGGGGTGTATGAACTTCCTGACTTTGTACAAAAAAATCAAATAGAATATGATTTCCCTAAATTACCGTTATTTTCGGTGGTTTTTGATTTAGATTTTCAAGATATTGATGTCCCATATATATTGGATGCTGGACATTACGGTGAAATGGAAGGAGACGACGAAGAGGGATATTATTTTGAAGATGAAATCGAAATCGCATTGGTAATCAATCCTGAGGATTTTCCCCAAAGTTTATATGACATTATTGCCGATTTGAATGACAGTGTCCGTCATGAATTGGAACACGCATTCCAAAAAAACTACATGAGAGGAAAAGATTTTTCAACGGATGATACGCCACCAACAGATAAAGAATATTATAAACAAGAAAAGGAAGTACCTGCCGAAATTGCAGGTTTCAGACGTATTGTAAAACTTAGAAAAGAACCTGTTGAAAAAGTTATTAGAGATTGGTTTTATCGACACAAATCAACACATGGATTACCTGACGAAGATATTGAAGAACTTGTAGTTTTTTTATCTGATAAGTACCGCGATTTTTATGGGGGATGAAAAAGTCAGAAATACAAAAAAATATTAATGAGACTATCGAGATGTTAAAATACATCGCCGAGAGTATGGTTAATAACAAACAAATAAAATTTGTGGATATTTTTAAAGTTATTCCTGATTTTAGCATTGATACACTATCAAATTCAAATAATGAAGAGTCACCTATTATACATAGTGTTTATTTCGAAATAAAATATAGAAGTGATTCCGAAATTTGGGATGCGGATGATGTTCGCAATGCCACTTCAGAGATTTTGAAGTCCTATGATTCTTTCATCAGTACTGTTAATTTTGATTCTCAAGGTAACTTAACCGACAAACAATCTATTGATAGTAGTTTAGGTATGATTACTAATATACAATATTCTATGTTTGACAAAAAAGGATATAAAATTACAATTGCCTCAGACATCACTACGGTAGATTAAATTAAGGTTAATTTGTTTACAAATACCATATTTCATTATATTTAATAATGAAATAAAAATCCAAAAAATGTTAGTTTTTACACCGAACCCAAATCCATTTCGCACGCCCCAAAGCGAAAATTCTGAACCACAACCAATTTTTGATTCATCGTCGTTTTACGACTGGGAATTACATTGGGAACTTGAGACTGAAGAATCTGAATGAGCGTATATACCAAAGACGAATTATCCAAAAAAAGTTTGGTAGAAGTTAAAGTAATTGCCAAGACTTTGCGTGTGCCTATTACGGGATCGAAAAATCAGATTATCAATCAAATACTAGATAGTTTCAAACCAATTGTTTCCACTGTGAATAATCATTCACATATGGGTAAAAATTCATCCAAAATTTACGGTATAAAATTAACAGATAAAGAAAAACTAATATCTAACTCAAAAGCGTTAGAAGAGAAAAAAAGTAAATTTTTATATTATAGTATGGGATTCATTTATTTTTCTTCTGAAGTTTCTTGAGGATTGGAATTGATAATCCTTTTCAAAATCTCAGATATATATTTTCCAGAAAAATTTGTGACTTTATTTAGTATAATACCCGCGACAATACTGGGTATCAATTCTGAAACGTCAAAGGTATATAACCCAGGAACTAAATAAGTCATAATGGGTAATAAAAAGGTGTATGCTAAAATATTAGTTCCTGTATCCACGATACCTGGAAGTGCGTAAATTACATTTGATAATTTATTTTTTACCCTCTCTAAAAATTTAATACTTTCATTGAATTCTTCAGTCAAATTTTTGTCATCAATAATTTTACGTAACTTTGAAATCTCGGATGTTTTTTGGTATACTACTGAAATTGCAGAAATTAAAAGTAGCGAAATTTCAGTTTCGGTTAGAGAACTAAACCCTTCACCTGTCAAAAAATCCCATAAGGGTCTCATCAAAGCACCTATCCCTGCTGCGTATGAAAGTAAGAATCTATAGTCGAAGGATGTTTGGTTTTTAAATTCCTCCAAAGCTTGAAAACCTAGTTCTTTATTTTTACTCAAGATGCTTTTGATTTTCTCACCAACACCTTCGGTAACTAACATTTTATACTGATGTTCAGACAGGATAACTTTCACTTTGAATTTTTTTAATAAATATATGTTTACGGCAAAGCAATTCTATAATATTTATAGTTTATGAGCGATGAAATGAATCCCGAAGTCAAACCAGGTGATAGAATTATTTGTATTCACATGAGTGGAGACAATAAAAGTGTGCCAATTGGAACCGAAGGAACGGTTATGGGTACATCGATGACACCTTTTGGTGAAAATATACAAGTTCGATGGGACAATGGTTCAACTCTTGATTTGTTAACCGATGTTGACGTATGGGTATTATCTGATGCTGATAAAATACAAGAACAACAAAAAAATAAAATTGGTTTGATGTTAGAAAGGGTTGAGTCTGAATTAGAACAAGAACTTTCGATGATTATGCCAAATGTAGCTCCAATTCCAAAGACAAAAAAACAATCCGCATTGGTGGTGTCTAAAATTATAGAAAAAGATTTTGGAAGATCTTTTACACCATTTGAATCTATAAATTTGGCAGAAAAGTTAAAACGTCCTATTGATAGAATTCGTTTTTTTGAATATTACAAAACTTTTTTATCTGAAAAAGAAAGTAGAGGTTTCGGTTTCGAAGGTATGATTGCCGGATTATATGGAGGAGAAGTAATTGAAGGAAAAAACAAAGAAGATGTTGTGTTTCCTGGTAACAAATTTTATTCAATCAAATTGGTGGGTAATAATGAAGAACGATACGATACTGGTTCGGTTAGAGAAGGTTTCGAAGCGGTAAAAAGAATCATGGATACGCACGAAATAGACACTACCAGGTTTAAAGTACCTGCAGATTTATTTGAGTCTAACGATGAAAATTTATTGAAGTACAAAAGACTAACACTTGACATATCTTTTGTTCCGGTGTCAAAAAGGGGAGATATTAATGCCTTAAGTTGGATATTTGCAGTTGCAAACCCAAACTTTGAAATAGACGCATATCTTCTTACAAACCAACAAGTTAAAGAGTTATTGATGAACCCTACCAATGTATTAAGAGGAAAAACACAAAATAGTTTAGGTTTACGTAATACTGCCGTGAGATCAGTGGGAGAAAAATTTACTATAAGATTTCCACAAATGGATGAGCAAGAACTTAAGAAGTTCAGATATGTGGCGGATAGAGGTTTGCAAACAGATAAAATAGCCGAATTATTTGGAGAATATAAGCAAAAAATCAGACACGATGTTTTAGACTACATCTCAAAAAATCCTGACAAATTTGTAGGAAAAGTAATTGATTTATACAGAGATAGGGTTATGGATTTATTATTGAAGAATGGAGAACTTGAAGATATCGAAACAGGTGTCAATGAATAAAAAATAAATGTATTTATAAATAAAAAACTATGAGAGGATTTTCAATAATGAGTGATGAAGAAAAACAAAGTATTCTTTCACAACACCAAACGGTTTATGATGGTTATGCCGTAGGAAATGTTCAGGGTAATATGTACCCATTAACTGTTGGTGATTATGCCCAAGATAAAGGTGGTGTCACAGTTAATAGTAAAGGTGAAGTTTCAACCTACAAAAATCACAATATAAATGAGTCAGTAGAAGAGGCTATGTGTGAACAGTGCGGTGGTAGTATCTCGGAAGGTGAATGCTCGGAATGTGGATACATGCAAGAGCAAATGTCCATGGAAAATCCCCAAGGAAACCCTTACGAAAATGAAGATTCTGCGTATAGTTTTGAAACAGGAGGTCCCGAACAATACGTTTCGACATCTGACGATGAAGATCCTTACGAACTCGATTTACAGGCGATTCAAAACATGTTTGACTATGAAGACATACACGGACATGGTGATCAAGACGAAGATGAAAATATGATGGCACTCCAAAACAAAATGGATGATGAATTTTCAGGTAAAGAAAAAATGGGAGGAGAATGGAATCCCTACGACTTTAAATCCCAAGGGGGAAATATTTTAGTTTATGAAGAGGGTGACGAGGATTCACAGGAATTCGAAGAAATGTTAGATGAAATAGAAGAAGAGGACGAAATGAAGTTAGAATCCTTGAAAGAAAAAAGAAATAAAATTATCGAAATGTTCGATAGATTTTCCAAATTTAATTAAAAAATGTCTTACTTTGTCAGAAGAAAATCAGATTTGACTGTAGATTATGTTTCGGAAGTTCCATTGAGAGATAACTTAGATGGAACTTTTACAGTTGATGTGGACAGTTCGGTTGGTTACCCAAATTGGAGTTTTGACGAGTTTGATTTAATTGAAGCTACTGTAAGTTTACCTGATTGGTTTACATTATCTACGCATGTATTAAAAGAAGTGAATGGCGTTTATACCCTGATTCTTTAAAATTTTTATAATTCTATATTTTAGATTTTTTTTTTGTATTTATTACTAAAATTATTAAAATCTAACACATTTTTGTATGATAGAAGTCATAGAAATAGATGAACACTTTGTGAATCGTGATACAAATGTTATTGAAGTATCCTTTAGATGTTTAGAAGATGGGGACGATGAAGTCCGAAGAGATGTGATTGAATATAGTTACTATGTAGATTACGGATATGAAGAAAAAAGTTTTTCAGACAATTTAGACTACGAACCTGATGAATGGGACGATGATGAATTTGATCATTGGGATGATGAATATCTCGATGAAGAGAATCTAATTTCATTTCTTAACGAATACTATACAGTTCACCCTCAAAAATTACCAAAGAAAGAATCAGATTTGTGATATTTATCTTTTGTGGAGAACGTAAGAGATATCATTATTGGAATGCTTGGGAAAATTTTCCTAACCAAAAAAACTATGCTTGGTTTGGACGAAAATAAAATAGTAATTGTTGTAAGTCCATCTCTAAAAATATATGTAATTTCAACATACCCAAAAAGGTTAGAACAAAAATTACCATTTCATACTAATGAATTTTTGAATTTAGATAGTTTGAAAAAATGGGCAGACGATAATGGATATAAAGTAACCCACCAAGCCACTACACCCAAACTATCTCGTAAATTATTGACGTACTTTGGTGAACCTGTAGTGGAAGGTGACATTAGTCGAAATCAAAGTGAAAAACAAATCGTTTTGGAGCAATTACAAAACTCACATTTACCTAAATCAATTCAGGAGTGGGCTCAACAAAATCCTGAAAAATTTATTGAGAATATAAAATTGATTCAGGAAATGTTGAAAAAAAATTAATGATTTTTAAAAAGATACTCGAAGAGACTGAATCGGGTAAAATGATTACGAGCAGAAATCTTACAAAATAAATTTAAATACGCTACGATAAAGTCATCAAACCTTTCTGATTCCGATTTGCTATAATAGTTCAACAATGACTCTTTTACAGATTTTTCTGAATCTGTTTTGACAGGAATTTCGGTAAGTGTAAAAATTGTTTTATATTCATCTGAATCATGATAACCCAAAAGTTGATTTTCAGGGTAACATAGAGAATCAGAAGTGTAGTAAATGTTCAAATCATCAATTGATTCCATATCTTTTACTTTTACAAGTCTTTTGGACTCTTTAACAATTGCGTAATCACCGATTTTGAATTTACTATTCATCATAATACAAATATATATACAATTTTTGACTTACACAAACTATTTATTACAAAAACCTTGTAGTGAAGCCACTTAACGAAGAAATTTTACGTCTGAAAGAAATTATGGGTATCGAAGATGATCCTAATGGTTCTGCATACAAAGGACTCGAAGGATATGATGATAGTTGTGATTGTTATCCCGAAGATGAAGAGGTTATAGATGGAGAAATAGAAGAACAAGGTGAAGAGGGAGGTAGTTCTGAACCGTCAGCACCATCGTCACCTACTATGTCAAAATGGGAAACAGGTGTTGTTAGAGGAAAAGGGAATCCAATCGATCAGAATTCTAAGTGGGAGTCAGGAATAAATCGTGGTAAAGCCAATCCATTATGGTAACTGAAAATTTGAATATAGAATTGAACAAATCATTACGTCTAATAAATTACAGACGTGATTTAATCTTGTCAGAGCAGGTTGTTGCTGATTACGATTTGGGTGGGAGAGAAATGATATCTAACCCTAACAGTGGTAGTACCGGCACTTCGTACCAAGTTACGTGGGGACCAACGGAATTTCACCACTGGACTGACAGCCAAAAACCAACTGGAGGACCAGACATTCATGATGTTTTAGATATTATAGCAATTGGGGCTTTATTTGTTCCAGGAGGATTTCTTGTATCAATAGCAGCTGAACTAGCTAACGTTGGGATTTATGCCTACGAAGGAGATACGTGGGAAGTGGGTTTTAGATTAATATTTTTAGGATTACCTTTAGCTGCTTTGGTAAAAAAAATACCTGCAGTCAAACAATTAGGTGAGAAAGGAACAAAACTTTTTGTAGACAAAGTTTTAAGGGGCTCAAAGAATTTTTCTGAAGCAGAATGGAAAGTTTTACAAGAATTTAAGAAATTACCTAAAAATGAAATTTCACATCTTACAAGACAAGCCGCAAGGTGGGGGTTAAGAAAATCATTTGTGAAATTATTCACAGAAACTTCAATTTACGGATTTGTCAGATTTATTCAACTTATGAGAAAGGCTTTTCCAAAAATATACCAAGGTACGACGGCAGTAGTTTTCTTGGGTGGGACATGGTGGACTTATGATCAATTGATGGCTAAATTTGGTATTTACCCTCGAGGTGTGATGACTGAAAAACAGAAATCTACCGATGTAAGTCAAATGGAGCAAGATTTTGAGAAGTATAAACCTCAAATCATGACGGAAGAAGAGAATAAAATTCAGAAAGTCATGGAACAGGCAAATTCCGAGTCTGCACAACAACAAGCGGCAGATGCTTTAGAACAGTTAAAAAATAAAAGAAAAATAACAACTAATTAAAATATTTATTTGTTATGAGAAATTTACAAGAAGAAAGGTTAAGAATCCAATCTTTAATAAACACAACTAACGGTAACTTAATTTCCGAAGGGGGTGGTTTAAGAGGTGCGGGATGGCAACTACTTAAAAAAGCGACGCAAGAATTGGGTGGTTTTACAGATGACCTTTTAAGAGCAACAGGACTTTCAAAAGAAAGTGAGCTCGTACAAAATATTGAAAGAAGTGCTATCAGGAATAGTGAAGGTAAGATTATAGGTGGTGGTGCTGACGATGCGTGGAGACGACTAGCTTCGGGTATGAATTATGAAGAATTTATGAGATATTCGATGCGTAACAACCTACTTGGAAATGTTTCTGACGCACAGAGACTTCTCATTGATGATTTACTTGAAAAACAAAGACTCGCAGGTGGTTCTTTATCTGACGATGTTATTGAACAAGCAGAAGCCGATTATATAGAATTTTTGAATCAACAGGATATATTCCGTAACAACGACGAGTTACACCAACTCGCACAAAAAACGTTTAGAGAAGAAGCTGACAATGTACTTGTTAGATCGGGAGGCACCCTACCTGAGGTGGCGGCTTCTTCAAGAACAAGAAAAGAAATTTTAGATGACATTTTTAGAAAACCTATCTCAGAGGTAGCATCATTAACAAGAAGACAAATTAGGTTATTACAAAGAAAGGGATTTGTCAAAGATTTTATTGAAAAGAACCTCAAGGTTTATTTCATGGACACCGCGGAAATACTTGAAAATTTACAATCACTTATCAAAACTTTACAGGATGATGCTTTGAAAGCCGGATCAGAGCGAATGATTAAAAGCGAAAGAGACGACATTTATAAAGCGATAGATAATCAATTGGAGTTGCTGGCTAGAAAAAAGAAAGGTTTAGATATCGATCTTGAGGATTGGTTAAATAGGAATCTTGATACAAAAAATAAAGCAGAAAAGGCAATTTTGGATGAGTTTAATAAGTCTAAAGATGCTATTAAATTTTCGGGAAATATAATTCAAAACACGGGGACTGGAATAAGACAAGCTTGGAATTCGTATTCGTCTATTACAAAAAGAACTTTTAATAATTTAAAGGGTTTAACCACCAGAGGTTCCCAAGTAAAGTCTGCGGGTGAAATTGTTTTGGGTGGGAATGAAAAAGACAGAGAATGGATTAGAAAAGTCACAAACCTCTTTTACGGTTCAAGAAGGACACCTGCGGAATTAAGGCAAGTAGCAAAAGAACTCGGAGTAGCTCCTGCAATAATATCTTACGGGACAGAGGCGGTATTACTCAGAGGTATTGAAATTGCAGTTCTAGTTGGTACTGGAAGGTTTATTAAAAACCTGATAGGAAGTGCAATGACAAATCCGTCAAGTTTTTGGCAGGGATGGGTTGAAGCCGATGAAGATGCGTCCGATTTTGAACTGGTAGTGAATGCTATAATGAATTGGGCTAGTCCGGTTGTGGACACGTTCAAACTGACAGGATATCCGGGTATCGGTGACGACCTATTTAATTTTATGGCTTGGTTAGGTTCACTTAAAAGTGGGTGGGGTGCTACTGCCGAAGAAAAGGTTAATAAAACAATTGAGGATGGTGAGGAAGAAATGCGAAGACTAGAGAGTCAGTACGGTACTTCTTCTGGATCGACAGAAACAAATATATCATCTTTGTCTGAAACTGATTTGAAAACGAAAATTGACACACAATTCAAAGATTATAGTCAAGAATTCTACCAAGATTTTCGTCCAACTATTGAAGAAATTAAAGATTCAATTACCAAACAGACCGACGGTAATTTTACATTCAAATATGATGGTGTTGTTTATGATATTTCGATCGATAACGACTTGATAAAATACAACGTACCAGAGTTACAAGGACAAAAGAAAAATATTGTATACTTTTTAGCGGGTGATGTTGAAGGAATTAAAGAATCCAAAAAAGTGAAAGGTTTAGCAAAGATTTTATTTTACGAACAAGAACAAATTACAAATAACGAACAACCTTCAGCGGGTGATATTATCAAAAAGTATCAAGACACTTTTACCTTTAAAGATGTCGATGGTAATGAATTGAAAGTTAATATTGCAGATGCGGAGTTACTATCTCTATGGGATAACGTAAAAAAAATGACGGATAAAAATGGTGAGTTTTTCCAAGATGATGATGCGTTTGTAAGAGCAGTTATTATGTATCTTATAGACAATGGAAAACCCGTTTATTCTGTAACGTACCGTCCGACAAGTGATATTAACATTGCATTGGACGAAAACAAAAAAGTTGTTGGACTTGCAATACTTTTGGAACAAACCTACGAAGTTACAATCTATGTCGACAGAATGCCAGGTTCGGGTAATTTCAGTTTAAAAGCAACTCCAGGAAGAAAACCTGAAGAAAGTATCCAATTGGGAACTGTAGATGTTGTAGATAAAGCACCTGAAAAACCAACAAAAGTAAAACCCAAAAAACCTGAAGAAGATTTAAAGGTTGATTTGAAAGCAAAACAACTTGAAAAAAGAGCGCAGGCAATCGAAAAAAGCCAAGGGAATCTATCGGATAAACTTGAACAGTTAATTGTTTTAGCAACAACTCCTGATAAATATGGTTACCCAAATTTGGGACCGTGTAAAAGTATTTTCAGATTTTATTACAAATTGGCAATTAAAAAAACAAAGTCAGATTTAATTTCCGATAATTTATTAGATAGTGCAGTAGATGCAATGTCTGAGTGTCAGGATAGATACAAAAATATTACACCAAAAATTGTTGAGTATCTCTCAAATACAATACCCGATGGTTCTGAATATAATCAGTTTAGATATAAAATTGATTTTGCCAGAAACAACCGACCTATCAAAACTTGGAGGGGTGGTATGATGAACAAACCACAATAAAAAAAGGGGACGTTAGTCCCCTTTTTCTTTGTACCTCGGGCCGGACTCGAACCGGCACGGACATCACTGTCCAAGGGATTTTCTTACCACTATAGTTTTCACTACCATATAATGTTTGTAGTCTGGACTTTACCTCAACCATAGTTTTGCAACCTTAGGCCACTCCCGTCAAGTCTCTACACCTTCCCTTTCGGGCTTGGCTCGGGGTTACCATTTAAAAGGATTCTCCGAATTTGAGAGTGTGTGCACAATATCATTTCTGATATTTAGCTCCGATATTTTTTCCTCTGTATGTGTGAGTTTGTGAATGACAATTAGGACATATAATCCTCAAGTTTTCTATCTTGTGATTAGTCTTATTACCATCGATATGATCTAGTTCTAATGACAATTCTTGTCCCAACCAACTATCAATACCACAAACTTCACAGTTTTTATTTTTTACACCTTCACTTATCAAACGTTTTCTCAATTTGTTCGTTTGGTAAGTCGGATGTTTACCTAATAAAATTTCATCCAAAGAGATTTTAGTTCCGTTCCCTTTTTTTTTCATACCTTTACCTGATTGGTTGGGTGCAAAAACTTCAAGAGTTTGTGAGTAACGTTTCAGTGTTTTGTAATTTATCCCTAAAATTCTTGCTGCGTCTGCCATAGAATTTGAATTTTTACAAACTTCACGTATTCTATTTATGTCTATTTTCATATCCATAAATACCACACAAGTCAGAAAAAAATCATTTGTGTTTACCAAAGTCCCTCGTGGCTACCTTTACACCACCGAGGCAAAATTTCAAAGAACAGATTATGTATCTTACTCAAAGATACGAAATTAATTTGTATAAAAAAACTCTTCAGAAAATTCTTTCCAAATTTTATCTACATGTTCGGATATAACGACAGAAAAAATATTTGGTTGGTAAGGTTTCAATAATAATTTCATGCCCGCTTCTTCGGGTGTCCTATTATCTTTAATTCCATTACACCTTTTACATGATGTTATCATATTCTCCCAAGTATTTTTACCACCTCTCGATTTAGGAATAACGTGGTCTATACTTAGATTTTTTGTGGATAGACAATACCCACATTGATGTCCATCACGAGCAAAAACTCTTTTTCGATTTACTCGTAAATTTTTCGGACGAAACCGCACGAAGTTGATTAATCGGATTATTAATGGACGAACAAAATTACCAACATTTGTGACAATATCATTTTCACCCTTTTTAATGACTTCCGCCTTTCCTTTGTTTACTAAAATAAATCCACGTATAAGAGGTACGACGTTAAGTGGTGAGTAATCAGAATTTAATACTAAAACAGTATCCATAAAATTTCATTATTTATAAAAATTAAAAAAAAATATCGTATCGTCAAATTATAAATACACCCTTTGTTTTTCTCCAACTAACTGTGCATACCATTTTTTTTGTTCATCCAACCAAATATAGGGATTTTCAGGATTTTCATTCCATCCGAATTGTGAGTAAAATTCTGGTTCTTTTCTGAGCAAGTTAGCTCGGTGTGAAGAGTGAAAAAGTTCATTACCAATCCAACTAGGGAGTTCAAAGTTTTCGGGCACATACTCGTATTTCATAGTATTTTTGAAACCACGAGAAACCCAAACATCAATAGAAGTATTGTAGTAATGTTTGAGAGCATCTACATATTCTCTCCACATCACAGAACATGGGTGATTAACCCATCCCTTGTATGGTTTTCCATCAAGTCGTTTGCGTCCCGTAATAGCGGAGATAATTTGATAAGATTCTACGCGTTGTTTACCCAATCTTTTGTTATCGAGAGATTCTAAAGATTTTTGAATGTCAGGGTAGGGTAAAAAGGTTTGCATATTAATTATTGAATTTCAACATTACCGAACTGTAACCGTCCCATTGAGTGATTTGTTTTTTGGTAATCCAAAAATCAAACTCACCAACTTTGTCGATTGCTTGGGAAACTTTTTGTTTGTAATCTTGGACTTGAGATTTGTCTTTTGGTTGTTTGACACCAATGTATTTTGAACACACAGGTCCGATACCCGACATTTGTGAAATTTCATCACGGAGGGTATGTGAGCAACAACGGCATTTCGTGCCTGTTTTTTCTGTCATCTTAGCTTTGAGGTGTACACGATCACCATCGAGTTCAATTACTTCGGTAACGTCAAGGACAATGGGAAAAAAACGTGTCTGATACGTATTTTTGATTTTCAAACCAACTTTACGCGCAATTTTGATGGTTTCACCAACAACAGGAATTTCTAAGGTAACTTTTTTGCTCATCTTGTTTTTTTTCTTTTACAAAGATACTAAAAATAAATTATATGGCAAAAAAAATCCCTCCCAAATATCACGAGTTTCTTTCATTGCCTATAATGTATTTGGAAGGGGGACGTACCTTAAAACGATGGTGGAGGTGGCGGGAATCGAACCCGCGTCTTGCTCAGTCTAACCACAAAGGACTACATGCTTAGGACAAGGTTTTTCATACCTTCCGAACTATCTGAGTTCTTACACCGCTCAGTGACGGCGACAGTCAAGTTGTAATTCGGGGTGACTATACCCCGTTTTGTTTCTTTTATGGTAGAAACCACACCGTAAGGACTTCTGTTCATAGGTTTAATGTCCATCGACCCGATTCGCTGTTGCGTCTTACGCTACAGTTACTTCTTCAGTACGTAGAAGACCTACAGCCTGAAGTTTTGCGAAAGTTTCGCCATTTAAAAATTGCCTCCATAGATTTAAGTGATAGGAAACCTCTCACTGCATGCCCCGTATGACTAACCCTGCCAATCAATACCGGTCACCCCCATATTTTCAAAGAACTATTAAAAATCACTTTCACCCCCTGTATAGACATAACGTCAGATGCTTAAGGTCAGCCTTAACTATTAAGGGAGTCACCCGTGATTTCTTATACAAAGATAAATACTTTTTTTTAACTGACAAGGTATTTATAATAAAAAAATACGTGAAAAAGATTGTACGCCTTACTGAATCTGATTTAGAAAAAATAATTAGAAGAGTATTAGAAGAACAACAGGAAAACCCAAATGTCAATTTTGTGGATGTTATTGGAGGAATCTTAAAAATCGAAGGTTCATCTTTATTTTGGGCTCAAGACGAAAAAAGTCCTTACACAAAAATTTGGGATGAAAATGCGGTTTTTTCGTTCAAGGTTGACAAAACTCAAGGAAGGTATGAACCAACAGGTTACTTTGGTTTGCAAGAAAAAATTTTTAGTCCTGATGGGTATACACGAACATATACATGGTCGAGTATGAAGTCTCTTGGAATTAATCCAAGAGGTGATAAATGGCAACGCCAAATCAACGATCAATCAATTTTATGTTATACTTTGACTACTAATAACGAAGTAAGTGGTACTGCAGTTTCAATTATTGAGATGACAAATCGGCAGGTGAAAGAACAAACTGAGCTTTCTAGATTTGGGGCTTACAATGGAAAAAAATTAGAAAGAAGTCGTGAAGGTAATTTAGTTTGGGGTCAAACTTATGTTAGAATTGGTAGAAATAGAAATTTAGTTGTCGTAAAACTTTCGGGGAAATCTATATCAGGACAACCAGAGAGTATTCCAACAATTCCACCAAAAAAAATAAAGCTAACTTTACCATTGGTGGATTCATTTTTGTTTGACACAATTGAGTTTGTAAATGATTCAGAAGCAAATCAAAAAATTATGGATTTTGTAAATGATTTGAAAAAATACGATGAAATGTATCCCCAAACGTTTAGAAATCATGTAAAACAGTCAAAACCCGTTGTTTATGGTTATGCCTCTATAGATGCCGATCCGAACGAATCTATAACAGGAAAATTCCAACCTTGCCGAGGTGAATCAACAAGAGGTGAGTATAACAAATGTCTATCGCAGCACAGAGCAGACAAACTTGCTGAAATTTTGAACAGTAACTTATCAGATGTAGAAATGAATGTATTTGAGGGTGTAGGTGTTGGTGAAACTGATAAATTTGCGAAAGGAATGAAGTGGCCTCAAGTAACTGATAACACAAAGACTGCACCTAACAGAAGGGTAGAAACTGTTATTGATGAATTTACTTTTGTTGAATAAATAAATCAACGAATAGACAATACTTTTGAGTCTTCTTTAGTGTAGAAAACAATAGTTTTACCTTTTAATTTACGATTCATTTTACGGAAGATTTTATTTTCGTAAACCCAAAATTTGCAATCATCCACGAAGAACTCCCAAGAAGTCTCAGGTTGTAAGTTTGAGTTTTGCGGACCTGATAATACATCATACCCAAGACAAGACGCTAATACTACTAAAAAATCTCTTTTGTTTGACTTGTTAAAATCACGAACAATGATATTTTTTGTAACGTCCAAACGTAGAGTATCCGCATCCAAAACAGTGTTACTGTCAATTGTATAAGGACATGACGTAATATCAACTGTCTGACTTTTCAATACAATGCTCTGTGAACAGATTAGAGCAAATACAAAGAATTTTTTAATGAGGTTCATGTGTATGGTTGTTTAGATTACAAATATACATAATATTTTCTATTTAACCAAATAGTTGGTATTTATATTTAAAATGTATACATGAAAAAAGTCGTCCGTTTAACTGAATCTGATTTAGAAAATATAGTTTTGAGAGTAATAAAATCACGTATCGATGAGCAAATGATAAGTGCAGGAGTCATCGACAGACCAGATTTGAATCGTACTTATTCTACTTCGAAAGAAGATTTCAAGAAATTCGAAGCTGTTTTGGCAACAAGAGCTAAAGATAAATCGGAAGTTATTCAGCGTTATGAATCGCAGGGTTACAAAAAAGATGAAAGTTTTACTCCTTTGGCTTTGCAATTGTATGCGCTTAGTAGTTCGGTGATGTCGTTAAAAAGAAACCCTGAAACCAAAATTATGAGTTTGGAACCAGGGGAATCCTATAAAAAATATGAATCTTCTTTAAAAAAATTGGAATCTATGATGGATGAAGTTTCTTTGAAAGTATGGGAGACCACTAAAGAGGTGAATCCAGCTTTTTATTTATTCATCTTTCGTAAAAGTGAGGATATATTAGGTTTATTATCTTCTGTACGTAAAAAAACTAGAAGTATTATTGTTGACAATTCAAAAACCATCCAAGATGTACCAAAAACTCCCGAGGAGGTTGAAGTACCAAGTTTAGCTTTTACTGATACAGATGTAAATTTTGATAATAAATTTGCCACAGGTTCACCAAATCTTAAGTCAGAATACATCCAAGGATTTACACAATCTTTATCGAAAATGATGAAAGACACCAAAGATTTATTGATTAAAAATAATACAAATCCTGCTGTTAGTTTTCCTGGTAGAATTTATATCTCTGAAATAATAATCAAATCTTCATCATCTAAAGTTCCACAAAGTAAATTACCTGCTCCTTATACTACTGATCCAAACAACCCACAAGATACAACAGGGTTTTTAAACTTGTCAAAGGATAGGGCTGAATCTATGAAAAAATTGGTGGAAAAGTTTATCTCCGATAATTCAAGGATGGTATTTACAGATGAAAAAACAAAAATGGAGGTAGATTTCAAAGGGAAAAATGGAGATGGTACTTCTGGTATTCCATGGGACAAATCCAAAGGTTCACAAGATCCTGCTTATTTGGAGGCCCAATATGCCAACATTTATATTAAGTTTACTGTACAACCTAAAATCGACACTACTCCCGAATCAACACCTGAACCTATTGAGACTAACGGATATGTTTTGAAAATTTCAGGTGAAAGAAGAGGTAAATTTTACATAGACTTCAACTTTACACCACCTAATATGTCAATCGGAGGGTTTAAAGGATTTTCAGGTGGTGATGTATTATGTGACGCATACAAAGGATGATGAACAAAACCCAAGACATATTACGTATAAAAAAATTAATGCTCCTCAAAGAAAATAGTGAGGAAAAAAATCCTGTTGATTTACTTTGGGATTATATTAACCAAGTGGATGGTGTTGAATATGAACCTATTCCTAGTGAAAATATAAAGTATAATAAAAGGGAGGGGTATTTTTATTTTAATTTCTACGATTTTAAAGATTATTTGGAGTATTTTTTTCCCGAGTCAAACTCAGAGGATACTTTAAGTCATTGGGAATGGGCACTAAACGATCCGAGAGGGTATTTTAGAGATGAAGATAGAGATTCAGAATTTGAATCTGAAGATTATTATTTTAATTCTTTACCAAATTCTACCAAAAAAGAATTAGTTGAGTACGTCAGAGACAATTTTGGTTTATTTTTAGAAATGGAAAATGAAAATTTACCTATGCAGATACAAGACTTATTTGCGGCATTGGGATTAGATGAAGATTGGGTTTATGCGTATGACAGTTCCACACATGAGGCTCACTTGGTAAATTTTGAATCTGATTTTTACAAAAATAATTGTGAAAGATTAGAAAAAATTGGTTTAGAAAAGATTTTATGTTTTGAACAATATCGTATCCGTCCTGAGCAATTGTTGATTATGTACTCAACTTTGGGGAATGACAAATTGAACTATGATGAAGTAATTCAAAGTTATTTAGAAAAAAAGAGAATTAGTGATGGTTTACCTGAGTATCCTTATGAATTTTTTTGGGAAAGTTGGGATGAAAAAACATTTCAAACCCTCTATAAGTCTGAATTCAATTATGTATTTAATAAATTCAAAAAATCTATTGAAGAATTTGACACGAAAGAAAAGAAAAAATTCGGGACAATTTTCAAAAAAGTCGAAAAACTAGGTGGTTGGAATATGTGGATAGATACGGCGAATGGAGATAAGATTATGTTTGTTGATTACGATCCAACCACTAAAGAAATTGGGTATAGATTTAGAGATAAAACAAAATCAACCTGGCAAGCATCAGGTGGTAAGACAAAAGATTTCCAAATGTTAGTCGATAAAATTAACAATTTAGAGTTAGAATTTTAATCTTCAAAATAAGTTTTGAGAATTTCATAGAATTCTTTAGCGTCATCATAACTCATCACAATATTGTCGTTTGTATAAGAATCTTCTAAAGTGAAACCAAAATCACTTTCTTTAATCACCAAGTCTGAAATATTGTAAACAAATTCTTCATAGTGAAATTCTTCATCGTCTGAATAGTCCCATGGAGGTGTGATATATTTGAGATTTGATGAATCATACTTTTGATTAATAAAAGGTACTTTTTGAAATCCAAGTGTATTATAAACTTTCTCGGCTAATTTTATCGCAGAGTCAACATCACTAATTACAACAAACTCTTTGTTGGTGTGCATGTTGTAATATCCACAAGAGAAATTTATACAAGAAAAATCACCTTTCATCTTCAGTTGAGAAACATCAGTATATGGGTGTGATTGTTCCATGGGTAAAAACCCAAAGACAGATTTATAAATATTTCTAATTGTTTTGATAAAATCACCATCTTTTTCATACAATCGAACTCCCGAGCAAATTTCGGTGACTAAGTGATCACCAGGAGCATCGAATTGTACTGCATAACCAACATCAGATAAAAAATTCAAATCACATCTAGAGGAACCGTGACAACCAGTCTCCTCGGAAACAAAAAACGCAACCTTTATTGTTGGTAAATTTCTCAGTAATTCGAGACAAATGAAAATACCAGCCTTATCGTCACCACCGATACCAGTCTCTAAACCTTCAGTTGTATATGCCTTTAGAGAACGGTGAGAAAAATCATCGAAAGATTTTCCAAATGTTGTTGGTTTATAAAGATATTCTTCTTTTACAACAATTTCATCAATCAGGGAGTGAACGGTATCGGTATGTGACAAAAACAATGGGTAATATTCCCCTTCGGAAATGGAACCTTTTGTTGCGTAGATATTGTTGATGGAGTCCCTGAAAAAGGTAACCCCTTCAATTGTTTCCAAAACATCACAAATGTGTTCTACCATTTTTTCTTCCGAGTAAGTTTTACTCGGTACGGATAGAAGTTTTTTGAATCGTTCAAGTTGTATTGGTTCCATTTGTCTGTTTTGAATTACAAAATTACAAATTTTTTTTCTAATAAAAAAGGGGATTATTCATCCCCTTCAATTAAAACCACTTTTTTATCTACAAAATCCAAAGTGTATGGAGTTTCGGGTATTATATTTTTTTTCAAAACTTCTTCTGAAATGAAATCTTCAATTTTTTCTTGTATTGCTCGTTTGATTGGACGAGCTCCGAACTTATCGTCAAAACCCTCTTTACCTATCATTGTTTTTACACTGTCAGTAACGAAAATTTCGTATTTCATTTCCTTGAGACGTTGTACCAATTTATTGATTTCAATATCAACAATTTGAGTGATTTCATTTTCCTTGAGGGAGTTAAATACTACTACGTCGTCGATACGGTTTAAAAACTCCGGAGTGAAATAATTTTTGAGTTCTTTTTGCAGAAGTCTATTACGTGTTTCGTCTTTGTCATTTTCTTTAGCCACTGTATCGAACCCTACTCCAGTCCCAAAGTCCTGTAGTTTTTTGACTCCCAAGTTAGATGTCATGATAACCAAAGTATTTTTGAAGTTAATCTTCCTTCCCATACTGTCGGTTAAGTGCCCATCGTCCAAAACTTGAAGTAGAAGTGAGAAGATATCACGGTTTGCCTTTTCAATTTCATCAAAAAGCACTACTGAATACGGTTTGTTTTTTACCGCCTCGGTGAGTTGTCCGCCTTCTCCGTGTCCGATGTATCCGGGAGGTGAACCAATCAAACGACTCATTGAGTGTTTTTCTTGATACTCAGACATATCTACACGAATGAGTGCGTTTTCATCTCCGAAAATTTCCTTTGCAAGTTGTTTTGCTAAGTGTGTTTTACCAACACCGGTAGAACCTAAGAAAACAAATGAACCAATTGGACGATTTGGATCTTTGATACCTACACGGTTTCGTCGGATAGACTTAGAAATTTTACTAACAGCCTCCTGTTGTCCAATGACTTTTTTGTTTAGATTGGTTTCCAAGTTAAGTAAGGATTCACTTTCATCAACGGTTAGTTTAGTTAAAGGGATTTTAGTCATCGAAGAAACTACTTCGTAAACGTGGTCTTCTGTAACCAAACTACGGTTGGTATTTGAATCCTCCTCGAACTTACGTTTTTCATCTTCGAGCTTTTTCAAAATTTTCTTTTCTTTATCACGAAGTTGAGCAGCCTCTTCATATTTTTGGCGTTTAACCACCAACAATTTTTCTTCTTTGATGTTGAGAGCTTCTTGTTTCAATTTTTCGATAATTTCAGGTAACTTCATGTTAACCTGACTACGAGCACCGACTTCATCCATGATGTCAATCGCTTTATCGGGAAATCCACGATCAGTAATATAACGATCCGCCAATGTTACACAGAGTTTAAGAGACTCATCACTATATAGAACTTTGTGATGGGATTCATATTTGTCTTTGATTTGTAAAAGAATTTCGAAGGTTTCTTCAGGTGTAGTTTGATCTACAAAGACTTTTTGGAATCGACGTTCTAATGCACCATCTTTTTCAATATGTTCACGGTATTCGTCCAAAGTAGTGGCACCAACACATTGGAGTTCACCTCGTGCAAGTGCGGGTTTGAATATGTTTGATGCATCTAATGAACCTGATGAGTTACCTGCTCCAATTATGGTGTGAATTTCATCAATAAACACAATAATGTCACGATTTTCTTGTAGTTCATCCAAAATAACTTTCAAACGTTCTTCAAATTGTCCACGGTATTTTGTACCTGCCACGATTGATGTCATATCCAAAGATACGATACGTTTATCTGCAAGATTTTGAGGACAGTCCCCTTGGAATATTTTCATTGCTAGCCCTTCAATGATGGCGGTTTTTCCTGAACCAGGTTCTCCAATAATGATTGGGTTATTTTTTTTCCGACGAGATAGGATTTGTGCTATTCGGTTGATTTCTTGCTCCCTACCTATGACGGGGTCCAATTTTCCTTGTTCTGCTAATCTAATCAAGTCTCTTGAAAAATTATCCAAAACAGGTGTTGAGGAATTTATAGTTTCCGAACGATTCTTACGAGAACCTTTTTCGTTGGGATCTGCCGATTCAATCATGTTTCTAATATTTGTTTTACAAAGGTAATAAAAATTATGTAACAAACAACTATTTGACAAACTGTCATACTTTTTTATATTTTGGAAATTCCTATATGACAAAATGTCATATATAATCAAATAATTTGTTTTGGCATATTTTTGGCAAATATAGGGAAAAATAAACATTAAAAAAAAATTAAGTTATGTTTTTGTCAACACGTAGAAATTCATTGTTAGATCACTTTTTCAATTCTTGGGAAGTACCAACCGTTACTTACAGTACTACAGGGAATTATTCAACTAAAAAAAATGAGTCGGGTTATAATTTTGAAATGATTGTACCTGGCTCTAATAAAGAAAATGTTAAAGTAACTGTTGAGGGTGAATACTTAAAAATAAAATGTAAGTATGAATCTGATTTTCAGTCATACGATATTGATAAGAGTTTTTCCATACCTGAAGATGTTGAAACATCAAAAATCAAAGCAACTGTCGAAGATGGAATATTAAAAGTCAATCTCCCATTGATGAAGAAAAAAGAAAAAGAAAAAAACATTATAGAAGTTCTTTGATAAAAACCCCCATTTTTGGGGGTTTTCTATATTTATAAACTATGGAACCCTCTTGGTTAAAATTTTTAAATACTGTTTTGAAAGAAGACTTTCAGGTTTTGCTTCATGAGTATAGAAGACTCAGAGAAATGTTCCAAGAAAACAATATAGGAACGTCACAACTAGAGAAGGGTGTTGGAATGGATAATAACATGTACTTACAAAGAGACCTATTACTTAAGATGATAGAAAAGTTAAACAAAAACTTATATAAATATGGAATGTTGAGTGATGAGAACAAGGAAGAATTTTCTAATTACTTATTACACAAATTAAGTAAAATTGACATTGAAACCCCTTTAAAAGATTAATATTATGGCAGTAAAAAACGAAAAAATCGAAGGAACCAAAATCATCAATGAAATCGAGTCGTCAAATATCAAAAAAACTGTTTATGACACGTCTAATAAATCATTGATAGCGACATTCAATAATGGTGCAGAGTACGAATACGAGAATGTACCTCATCAAATTTACACAAAGTTTAGAATTGCAGAATCCCAAGGAAAGTTTTTCAACACCGAAATCTCAAAAAAATACAAATACAAAAAAATAGAAAAGTAACATACTATTTATATTGGTATGACTGATTTTGCAAAAATACTATCGAGCTTTTATGTTCAAGATTCTTTAAACCCTAAAATTTGGGTAAATCCAGAATCCACCGAGTCGAGTATGATACCCGAAGTTAAAGAAAAATTGTTGGAAATCGCCAATGAATTTGTAAATTTTCTTGGAGTTGAAATTTTTGTGCAAGACATACATATGACAGGATCATTGGCTAATTACAATTGGAGCGAATACTCAGACATTGATTTACATATTCTCTACGACTTCAATGAATCAGGTGATAAAAAAGAATTATTGGTTGAACTATTCAAACTAAAAAAAACATTATTTAATTCTACTCATAACATAAAAGTTCGTGGATTTGACGTAGAGATGTATGTACAAGACACCAAAGAATCCCATTTTTCTACCGGTGTGTATTCTGTGCTATTTGATGAATGGATTGCCACACCATCTAAAGATGAAGTTACTATTGATGAAGAAAAACTAAAATCTAAAGTTGACTCTTGGACTGACTTAATCGACACCACCATAGAGAATGTTGAGGATGATGAACTTGATGATGCGATGTTAACTATCGACGGTATAAAAGATAAATTAAAGAAATATCGTTCGATTGGATTGGAAAATTTTGGAGAATATTCCTATGAAAATTTAACTTTTAAATTTTTGAGACGTAACGGGTATATTCAGAAATTATTTGATTTTACAAACGAGTTAATGGATAAGAGGTTGTCCTTGGAGCAAAATATTATTGAATAAGAAACAATTGAGCCAAAAAAAAATACAAAAGAGATATTTCTGTATATTTATTTAATAAAAATTGTTATGGCAGATCAGAACGTTGTAGGTTATTTACCTGGCTCAGGTGACACTTTAGGTGTCGTTGCAGAATTTTATAGCCCTCACCCAGTATGGACTGAAGGGGAAGACCCTTCACAAACTGTCACACAAGGAAATGCAATCACATTAGGTGGTTTTAACGGATTAAACAATTAATTATAAAAAAAATGGGAGATTTAAAACCTATTGGAAGTGAAAAATTAACAGGACAGGCGAAACTTGCAAGAATCATGGAAATTGCAAGATATGGTGAAGCACCTAAGTCCGAGATAAATGAGACATCTACTAAAGAATACTCACGTGTATTAGCAGATGGTTACACTTATGCTATCATCAAAGAAAAATCAGGATACATCATCAAAAAAGGTATCAACGAATCTGAGTTGGAATATATTGAACCAATGAAGAATAGAAAATATCACAAATCATTTTCACAAGCAATGAAAAAGGTTAATTTGGTTGCTGGTGAATTGAATAGGTTACATGAAAATCATGAGGGTTTATCTTTATTTGGTGAGCAAAAAAAGTTTGTTTTAAAAACTCCTGAAAGTGAAGTGGACGTGACTCCCGCACCGTCGGATGAACCAACTGATATTGCGGTTGATTCAGAACCTCAAACTGATGATGAGTTGGATATTGATATGAGTGCCGATGAAACACCTATGGGTGATGAGACGGATTTAGATATTACTGCGGATGATGAAGCTGAAGGTGACATCGATACCGATTTGGATGTTGAAATGGGAGGTGATGAAATGCCGAACGCAGATGATGAAGAAATGAGTTTCAAAACCATCGAAAAATTAACAGGTAAGTTGGGACAAAAATTAAGAAAAATGGATCAAGCTGAGGGTTTATCGTCAGATAATATGAAGTACGTTATAAATTCCATTTTGTCTGCTTTGGATTTAGAAAACTTAGATGAGGCTGATAGAGAAGACATCTTAGCGTATTTCGATGAAGATGAAGACAGTATTGATTATGGTGTTGATGATGAATCAGATTTAGATGTTGAAGTTGGTGATGAGCTTGACTTGGACATTGATTCGGATGTTGAACTTGAACCCGAAACTCAAGAAGTTGAAATGAAAGAAGACGATGGGAATAATACCAACGAATTATATTCTGAGTCAAAAATTGATAGAGTACTTTCTAAGTATTATAAAGAAACAGAATCTGAACAAACTTTGAATGAAAATAAGAAGGTTCAGAACTTCTTAAAAAACAAGATTAAAACTGTTTCTGTTAAATCAATGATTAGGGAATTCGCGGAAACTGTTGAGCAGGAATTGGCGTCAGAGTTTTTAGTGAAAGAAAGTGATAACCTGAAATTCATCGGTAAAACAAATTTAAAAAATTTGGTTTTTGAAGCTGATGGTAAAGAAGTAAAAATTACACGTTCAGGTGAGATATTATGAGTTTTTTAATCTACGTAAACGCTCTCGGACCTAATTATAAGGGAGACAATATTTACGAATTCATTTTTGGTGAAAACGTAGATAATGTTGAGGGTGATTACTGGGATTATGAACCTGCAGGTGGAAAACCAACACCACCAAATATAGAATTTATTAAGTCAGTCGGAGTTTTGAAAAATTCAGAAATAAATCTGAACCTCATTCAAAATTCCGATTTTTTTTCAGTATATGATGCAGTTGAAAATGTAATTGCGTTGGCTTGGGAAAACACTGATTCAGAGTATGTAGTTAATGGATATAAAAGATTAGTTTTTCATTACGGTGAAGATATTGCTAGTGTAAAAGATAAATTATACGAACGGGATACCGTTTTAAAATTCGATAAAAATTTAGTTGAAAATGAATAAATTGAACCCAAAAATAGTAAGTTTGATTAAAGAAGGATTCAAGTATGAAACCCTTCGACAGTTGGATAATAAACAAATCGATGCGCTTTATAAAAGAATAGTGTCTGAAGTGACTATGGTTAGTAAAAGTGACACAGACACAATCAATAGACTTAAGTCAGAAAAAAAACCTTTTGAGGTTTACGAGGACGATACTCTTGATGATGAAGATGCTTTGGGAGCAATGGCAATGCAAGGTGACACCGGACAGCAGATGCCTCACGATGCTGATGATATGGCACCAGACGGTATGAGTGATGATTCAGATGATGACAGAAAGATGATGTCGGACGGAGAGGTTAAAGAAAAGTTTCAATCAAAAGCACAGCAAGGTTATTTCTTTGCTAGATGTGAAGAAGAAGGTCCAAAATCTAAATGGTGTAAAATGGCAGATGAATTTGCATCCAAAACTAAAAATTGGAAAAAATTACCTGAAAAAGTAAAAACAGAATCTTTCGATGAAAAAGTTGACATTATAGAGTCAACTTTACTAAATTTGATTCATAAGCACCTACCACCTCAAATGAGCAAAAAAGATTTTTTAGAGTTAGTTGAAGCAGATACAAAAGAAGCACCAACAAAAACCCCAACTAAGACTCCAAGTAAACCAGAAAGGAAAACCCCATATCAACCTAAACATAAGCCAGCTCCAAAAGCTGAACTTCCCAAAGAATTAAAGTTTGGAAGTTTAAAAATTAAATTCAAGGATGAAAAGAAAGATTAACGAAGCACCTATATCTTATGATTCACCCGAAAGGATGGATCCGAGTTTACAGTCCAAATTAGAAAAAGGAGAAACACCATTTTCAGAAAATCCAGCTTTACCAAGTTCTGAACCTGATTCTTTTGAAGAAATAATTGCATCCAAAAGATTTAAAGATGTCGTTGAAAAGGTAAAAAGATATACTGGTTTACAAACCGTAACAAATCAAAATGCATTCATGCAGTTACAAATGATGATGATGAATGCGGTACGTGAAGTAAAAGGTATAGAAAACAGACATACAGAGGAACTTGAAAACTTGGCAATTGAATTAGTAAAGAAAGAGTTGGCAATACCTGAGGATGCTTTTCAGTATGATGTCCAACTATCAACGGGTATGGGACAGGTTGACACAAGTAAAATGAGGAAAACTTCAGAAGAACCTACACCCGAAGAAATACAACAAGAATTTAACGTATCTGAAGATGAAGCTGAAGAGGACATTTTGAATTTCATTGATGCGTTCGAAAAATTCGACTTGGAAAAAGCAAAAAGAAGATTTATCAACTCACTTATACAAGGAGCATCTAAGAAAGGACATTATATGTTCGAATTAATAAGTACAGAATTGAATGCAATCGATAATAGATTATTGAATCTTTACGGGGTTTTAATGTCTATTAATGATTTGTTATATTGGGTGATGCCTGACGAAATGATGCAAATGATGAGTGGTTCGGGACAAAGTGCTGAGGGTAGTACGGAGGTTGATCCAGAAACTGATCCTCCAACAATTAAAGCTAAAGGTTTATTTTTCCCCATTCTTGTTCACGAAATTATCAAAGGGGTTTATGAAGTACTTGGAAGTCAGGGATTGCCTGATGATCCCAAGAAGGCTGAAATGGTTATGGCGTCCCAAGACACTCTTCCTTATGAAATATGGGATTTAAGGTTAGGTCCCGTAATTTGGGAAAAGTTTGTAGAGGCATATCCTGACGAACTTTTTGAAGATGACATGAGAGAAATTCAAAATTATTTATTCTCAAGATTTTCAATGCTAACAACTGAAGAATTCTTCGAAGTCGCTAAATTAATATTGTCAGGTTCAAAAGAAGGTAAAACTGTTGTTAAAAAAATGGTTGACGAAATTGTAGAAGAATTGCGTAACGAAGAGTATAAATCAGTAATGGATTTGATGTCGGACGAAGAAGATGATGACGACTTTACAGATTTCTTAGGTTCTTTGGGGATAGGACCTTCAAAATAAACTACTCAAAATGATAAACCCCTTTGACAAAAGAACAAGTATTACTCGAATATGCTAAGTGCTTAAAGAATACACCTTACGCGCTTAAAACTTATTTGCAAACATACGATAATACACAGTCAAGATATGTCCCTTTGGAATTATTTCCAGATCAGGTTCACCTGATTGAGGACTATGATACTTTTGAGGAAAATATCGCACTGAAGTACAGACAAGCAGGAGTGTCTACAGTTACTTCAGCATGGGCATCGAAAAGATTGGTTTTTGCAAAAAAAACTAAACCTGAAAAAATTCTGATTATCGCCAACAAGCAAGACACTGCAATTGAAATGGCAAATAAAATTCGTTCGTTTGTGGAGCAGTGGCCTTCATGGGTTGGGGTTGGTTTTTCTAATGAAAAAAATGCTCAAAAACATTTTAAATTAAGTAATGGTTGTGAAGTTAAAGCGGTTGCAACATCCAAAGACGCTTTGCGTGGGTATACTCCCACGATATTGATATTTGACGAAGCCGCATACATTGATGCTGATGAAGATTTCTGGTCGGCATGTATGGCTTCCCTTTCTACGGGTGGTAAAGTAATTGTAATTAGCACCCCTAACGGATTCGATCCAATATATTATGGAATCTACGAACAAGCACTCAGAGGTATGAATGATTTCAAGATTACCGAAATGTTTTGGTATAGGGACCCGAGGTATTCCAAAGATTTGAAATTGTTAAAAGTGAAAGATATTGTCCATTACATGTTAAACAGAGAGGATTACAAGGATGATGAAATAACTTTGGATTATAGTGATGTATCACCAAGAGAAAGAAATTTTGAAGAAATTAAAACAAAATTTAATGATGGTTATAAACCATACTCATCTTGGTTTGAATCTATGGCAAAAAAACTCAAGTTTGACAGAAGGAAAATCGCACAGGAATTAGAATGTAATTTTTTAGGTTCGGGTGATAGTGTTATACCTTCTGACACAATAGAAAGAATCAAAGAAAATTATATTACCAATCCTGAACATAAATTCATGGGAGGAGCTTTATGGCAGTGGAAAGAACCTGTAATGGGACATAAATACATTATGGGTATTGACGTATCTCGTGGTGATTCCGAAGATTTCACAACTTTTAGTATCATCGATTTTGATGAAAGAGAGCAGGTATTGGAATACTTAGGCAAAATTCCACCTGACGTTGCGGCTGAAGTTGCAATCAAATGGGCGGTTATGTATAACGCATTTGTGGTTATTGATATCACTGGGGGCATGGGTGTATCAACTTCAAGGAAAATGCAGGAACTTGGGTACAAAAATCTATATGTTGATGGGGTTAATTTTGCTGACAAATGGAAATACAATCCAAAGGCGGATGAAAAGATACCTGGAATCAATTTTAATAGCAAAAGGGTTCAGATTGTCGCCGCATTCGAAGAGGCTTTGAGACATGGATTTAAAATAAGATCCAGCAGACTTTTGAACGAATTGAATACTTTTGTTTATGTTAATGGGCGTCCCGATCACCTTAAAGGGCAACATGACGATTTAATTATGGCTTGTGCAATGCCGATATATGTTGGTGAAACTTCATTTGCCCAACTTGACAAAGTCACTGAGGTTACAAAGGCTATGGTTGAAAGTTGGACTGTAAATTCTATACCCAATAACCATGTTACTGACTTCGATCCGAATGTTCCTGTATTCCCAAATGAGAGACTGAGTCAATTCAACACTAACCCTACAAGAGAAGAGTATTTGAAGTATTCTTGGTTATTTGGCAAATAAACTTTAGTTTAATTATCTAAAGATTACTATTTATTATAAAATTCGTACATGGCAGATAATTTGACAGTTTGGCAAAGATTAAGTAAGGTTTTCGGTCCTGATTCTACACTGGATCAGCAGAGTCCTGTTTATCAATTTGATAAAAAGGAACTGTTGAGAACAACTTCCAAACAAGAGTACGAGAAAGAAAAACTTGAAGCACAGCAAACATTATATCTTGGACAACAATGGGCAAAGGTTGAAAGTAATCTCTACACCCAGTCTGTGTATTACGAACCAACAAGACTTTCGGCGTTCTACGACTATGAGAGTATGGAATACACACCCGAGATATCCGCCGCTTTAGACATCTATGCAGAAGAATCTACAACCACAAATGAAAACGGTTTCATGTTGCAGATTTATTCTGAGTCTAAAAGAATCAAGTCAGTACTAGCCGATTTGTTCAACAATAAGTTGGATGTAAATACCAACCTACCAATGTGGACAAGAAATACTTGTAAATACGGTGACAATTTTGTTTATCTGAAATTAGATCCTGAAAAGGGAGTTGTAGGTTGTCAACAACTACCAAACATTGAGTTGGAAAGAATTGAAAGGGGTATGAAGTATAAACCTTTAGATCAGAACAAACAAGGTGAGAGTAGAGGTTTAAAATTTACATGGAAAAACAAAGATTTGGAATTCAACACTTGGGAAATTGCACACTTCCGTCTTTTGGGTGATGATAGAAAATTACCCTACGGTACGTCAATGTTGGAAAAGGCTAGAAGAATTTGGAAACAACTTCTTCTTTCTGAAGATGCAATGATGATATATCGTGTATCACGAGCGCCCGAAAGAAGAGTATTCAAAGTATTTGTTGGAAATATGGATGATAAAGATGTTGAACCATATGTACAACGTGTTGCTAATAAATTCAAAAGGGATACAGTGGTGGACAACAAAACGGGTAATGTTGATTTGAGATATAATCAAATGGCTGTCGATCAAGATTACTTCATTCCTGTAAGAGATCCGAATGCACCTAACCCTATTGATACACTACCAGGTGCTACAAACCTTTCAGAAATTGCTGACATTGAATATATCCAAAAGAAATTACTTACAGCGTTAAGAGTACCAAAAGCTTTCTTAGGATTTGAAGAGGCGGTGGGTGATGGTAAAAACTTAGCTCTACAAGATATACGATTCGCAAGAACTATCAATAAGATTCAAAAATCGATGATTCAAGAATTGAATAAGATTGCAATCATCCACCTTTATGTTTTGGGTTTTGAAGATGAATTGGCTAACTTTACCTTATCATTGACAAACCCATCTACACAAGCAGATTTACTGAAGGTAGAAAATTGGCAACAAAAAATTCAACTGTATAAAGATGCTGTTGCTGATCCAGGAAATGGTATACAACCCGTTTCATCATCTTGGGCTAAAAAACATATTTTAGGGTTTTCGGATGAAGAAATTAAATTAGACATCCAACAACAACGAATCGAAAAAGCAGTTGCATCTGAACTGGAAAAAACACCTGAAGTTATTATACACACAGGATTGTTCGATAACATCGATAAATTATATGGTAAGAAACCTGGAGAAGAGGCACCTGAAGGTGGTGGGGAAGATGAGGGTGGAATCGGAGATTTAGGTGCAGATTTGGGTGGTGATTTAGGAGCCGAATTAGGTGGTGCCGGAATTACTGACACCGGAGGTGCTGAAACTGAAACACCTGAAACCCCTGTTGGTGAAACAGTCCCCGAGTCTAAAGAAAAGGATTTGAATTTAATTTTGGAAACAAACGATTTTTTACAAGAAGATTTAGAGATTGATTTGTCCAAGGCAAAAACTCCCTTGAGTGAGATTTCAAAAAAACTTGGTGAGTTATTAAATGAATGATATTTATAAAATAAAATATCTATGAAATCGTTCGGACAAATTAAAAGTAATTTTGAAACTGCTTTAGTTAAAAACTATGGTAAAGACTCTTTCAAGTCTATAATCAAAAACTTTAAAACCGTTGTTTTGGAGAGTAAAAGTCTTTCTAAGATTTTTTATCTTTATGATGACTTATTGACAAAAAAGTCTTTGTCCGAAGAAGTTGCTGTTGAATATCTGAATGAAAGTTTATCAACCTTAAAAGATTTAATAGAGAAATCCAAAGGTGAAATAGAATCTCTCCAAATGTGGGTTGATACTTTGGTTGAAAGCGATTGTGAGAATCAATACATCAATATTGATACGGTATTATACTCAAATTCAGTAACAAAATTACAACAAGTTGCAGAGGCTAAACTTTCAATAAAAAAGTTAATCACTTCCAAAGATACAACAAAACTAAACGAGTCACTCAATTTACCATTATCTTCAATGTTGAGAATAGCGACAAACACATTCAACAATGAGTATTCACATTTAAACGAACAAGACAAAACTACACTCAAACATTTGTTGTCTTTAAATAAAACTGAGTTAGTTGAAGAATACAACAAAACCAAGGAAGAGGTAATGTCGAAGTTAAGTGAATCGTTGAGCTCAAGTGAAGATTCGGATTTGAAGGAAACAATTCAGCAGACAATTAACAAAATTAATGAGTCAGAAATCGAGCTTGTTTCTTTGTACAAACTAACGCAACTGAAGGAAAATCTTTAATCCTGTTCTTTTGATTTTACGGAATTAGTATAGACTGCTTTAAGTTTATCTTTTCGTCTTTGTACTGATTTTTTTACAAATTCCTGTTTTTTTCTAAGATACTCTAATTGTTTAGTTTTTATAACTTTATACTTGTATTTTTTGAGTGCCTTATCAATGTTTTCACCTTTTTTTATTTCGATGTGAATCATAATTTTTTTTTAATAAATATGAATGTTTTGACAGTTTTTGACAATTGTTAATTTAATTTTTATTATTGTACATATAATAAACATTTTACATTTATATGATTAATGAAAAAAGGAAAAACTTCCAAGATAAACTTGTTCGAAAAGGCAAAATGTCATTACGGAACAGTAGATTCTAAAAATTTTAAGTCCGTCTATATCGTTTTACAAAGTTGGGTTTGTCCAAAAAAAGAACTAGAACAATGGGAAAGAACAACTTCTAATTTACACAGAAAAATAAAACATACGGTATGTGAGGTATTGGACTCACTTTATTTCGATAAAAATTTTATTGTTGATTTGGATTTGAGAAGTAGTGGAATTCAAATGGAAAAACGAAGTTTTATGAATTTGGAAATTACTTTGTTTTTAAAAAATGAAGTTGATTTCAAAAGTCCAATTTTGAAAGACAAACTAAAAACTATCATTAGTAGTGTTTATAAGTTTGACTTATTAGACTCTGAACATTTCTCACTTCATAAAACAAAAACAGAAAAAGCAATAGATATTCAAGATTTATGAGTATTTATATAAAAAAAATTCTATGAAAGTTTTAAGTCCGAATGAGATTGGTAAAGGAATTCTTATTGAATACGATGCGGGGCACGTATCACCCTACGATACGAGAAATCTCGAAGTTTTAAGAGAACAAAAAACCCAACTCGATTATTCAAAACCTTTTGAATTCTATGCGGTTTTGCAAAAGTTTAACACCCCTAATCGTAACGGAAGAATTTATCCCGAAAAAGTACTTAGAAGAGAAGCCGAAAATTACAAAAAAGCTATTGAAAAAGGGACTGCACTTTCTGAATTAAACCATCCTGAATCTTCATTGATTGACTTAGATAGGGTATCACATATCATCACAGATATTTGGTGGGAAGGAAATGTTTTGATGGGTAAGTTAAAATTATTGACATCTCCTGGTTTTCATGAAAGAGGTGTGATTTCTTGTAAAGGTGATATGGCGGCGAACTATCTAAGACAAGGTGTTACCATGGGCGTCTCATCTAGAGGAGTCGGTTCACTTGTAAAAAAGGGAGAACAAAATGAAGTTCAAGACGATTTCGAATTAATTTGTTTTGACTTAGTGTCTTCCCCGTCAACTCCAGGTGCATATCTATTTTCCAACAAGGAAGACAGATACAAATATGACGAGAACTTAGAAGAAGAAAAAAAATTAAAAGATGAAAGAGTTATATCATCAACATCTAAAATGGATAAGTCACTTGACTTAATGAAAAAATTATCAGATTATTTGGGAAATTAATTAACAATGGACGAAAAATATTTTATAGCAAAAGTACAATACGATTTGCCTGATGAAAACTCAGGACGTATTAAAAAAATCCGCGAAGAGAAATTAGTTCAAGGATACAACGTTACGGAAGTAGAGGCGAAAGTAACAAAAAAATTTGAAGGGTTTCCACATGATTGGAGAATCACTTCAGTAGCTGAAAGTAAAATTGATGAAGTTTTTTAAATTTTTTATTTAATTTTTTTTGATTAAGATCAGGACTCAGTCCTGATTTTTTTTTGATCCAAATATTGTAATGTCAAATTTTTTGTAAAATGGATATATTTATAGAGTAAAATAAACCAAAACGTTTGCAAAAAAAAATAAAGATGAGTAATAAAGAAAAATCTTTAGTTGAAGAGGCATTACTACAAATGAAAAATTTGGAAGAAGCCGTTACACAAAACGCAAAAGGAATACTTGCTTCTACAATGAAGGAAGAAATCAAAGAATTAGTAAAAGAATCTCTTGAAGAAGAGATTGAAGAAGGAATGGAGATGAAAAGTTCAGAAGAAGAAAAAGAGTCAAATATGGCTGAACAAGCAGAAATGGAACTTGATATCGACGACACAGAAGAGGAATCTGATGAAGTAGAAAATGACGAAGAGGAAATCGAGTTAGATTCTATGGATATCGATTCTGATGAATCTGACGAGGAAGAATTCGAACTTGGAATTGACGACGAGGAAGTTATGTTACCACTTGATTTGACAGGTGCATCTGATGAAGAAATTTTGAAGGTGTTCAAGGCAATGGGTGACGAAGACGGAATCATTGTTAAAAAGGACGGGGAAGAAATCCACTTGAAAGATGAGACTTCTGATGTTGAATATAAAATTGATCTTGGTGAGTCAGAAGAAGAGGAATCTATCGATGAAATGATGGATGACGATTTTGAAGATTTGGATGAAATCGTTTATGAAATCGAACTCGATGAAGAAGAGGACGATGACGATGACGAGGAAGAAATGATGTCAGAAGAAAAAATGACAGTTTCTCCGAAAGGTGAAGGAATGGGTAAACCTAAATTCAAGTATCCTTCTAAAATGAAGGGTGGTGTTACTGAAACTGAAGACATCGAAGAGATGACTGAAGGTGAAATGTCAGTAAAACCAAAAGGTGAAGGAATGGGTAAACCTAAATTCAAGTATCCTTCTAAAATGAAGGGTGGTGTTACCGAAACCGAAGATGTCGAAGAAATGGAAGAAGAATGGGGAGGTAAGAAAGGTGATGACTCTAAGTCTCACAAAGATTACGAAACTACTGAAGAGTGGGGAGGTAAGAAAGGTGACGACTCTAAGTCTCACAAAGATTACGAAACTACTGAAGAGTGGGGAGGTAAGAAAGGTGACGACTCTAAGTCTCACAAAGATTACGAAACTACTGAAGCTGCACGTACACTCGGAAACGGGAAAAGAAATGCAGCTAACAGACATTCTTTACCAAAAATGAAAGTAATTCCAAATCAAGCTCTAGCGGAAGAAGTTGAATCATTGAGAGCTAAAAATGACGAATACAGAAAAGCTCTTAACATATTCAAAGACAAGCTCAACGAAGTTGCAGTATTCAATTCTAATCTCGCATATGCTGTTAGACTATTTACTGAAAACTCCACGACTAAACAAGAAAAAATAAACATCCTAAGAAGATTCGACAATGTTGAAACTTTAAAGGAATCAAAAGCTCTTTATAAGACAATCAAAGATGAGTTGGTACCACAGTCAGTTGTTAGTGAGTCTGTTGAAACAAAATTACAACAAACACCAACTGCAGGTTCTTCAACAACTTTGATTGAGAGCAAAACTTATGAAAATCCTCAATTCCAAAGAATGAAGGATTTGATGGGTAAATTAAATAAATAAACATCCTAAAAAAATATTAAAATGGGAGCATTATTAGAATCAGGTCTTGTTGGTAACATCGGTCTTAAGCACTTGAAGGTTATCAAAGAAGACACAATCAACAAATGGGACAAATTAGGATTCCTTGAGGGTCTTAAAGGTCACTTAAAGGAAAACGTAGCTCAGTTATACGAAAACCAAGCTTCATACTTAATCAATGAGGCTGCGTCTACAACTGACTCAGGTTCATTCGAAACTGTAGTTTTCCCTATCGTTAGAAGAGTTTTCTCTAAACTTTTAGCTAACGATATCGTATCAGTACAAGCTATGAACTTACCTATCGGTAAATTGTTCTACTTTGTACCAAAAATTCAAAACAGAGCAAATAACAGTCACTTCGCACCTATCGGAGCACCAAACGGTCCTACAGATCCAAACGTAGGTTACGGTACTGGTAAAAACCTTTACGATAGATTCTACGAAGGTACAGAACCAGGATTGGATCCTGAAGGTTTGTTCGATTACTCTAAAGGAGAATACTCAGCAAGAACTGTAAACTTGGTAACTCAAAGATGGGTTGGTGATAGCTTATTAGCTTTCAACTACTTAGCAGATACAGAATACAGAAAAGTTCTTGTTGCAATGTCAGGTTTCAACAACGCAGGCGCTGGTAAACTTATCGGACCTGATGGTAACGAAATGGACAACGAAGCTTTCTTGGCGGGATTGACTATTAATGTTAATGGTAACTCAGCAATTAACTTCTTCTCAGGTATTACTGGTACTTCAGCAGTTTCAAACGGTAACTTGTTATTCAGAGTTGTAACACAACAATACGGTAAGGGTATCGTTCAGTATGGTTCACCAAACACTGCAACTGTATTCCCAACTACTGGTAACGGTGGTACATACGACAACCTTTGTGATGCGAATGGTGTTATCTACTTGGAAATTGACACTCAAGTTCCATGTACTGTAACTACTAATTCAATCGATGGTTATTCTGGTTTCACTACAGGTTCAGGTGCAACTAACGCTAATTCTGCGTTCACTGCAACTTACAGAATCTACAAAGAGTTGGAATTCGAAGATGCTATCGGTGAAGTTTCTTTCGACTTAGAGTCAGTAACTGTATCAGTTACAGAAAGAAAACTTAGAGCACAATGGTCTCCTGAATTAGCACAAGACGTTTCTGCATTCCACAACATCGACGCTGAAGCTGAATTAACAGCTTTATTGTCTGAGCAAGTTGCGGCAGAAATCGACCGTGAAATCTTAAGAGACTTGAGAAAAGGTGCGGCTTGGAACCTACGTTGGGACTACAACGGATGGAAGAGAGGTACTACAGCTAATCCATTAACTCAGTACACTCAAAAAGACTGGAACCAAACTCTTATCACAGCTATCAACCAAATCTCTGCACAGATTCACAAATCTACATTGAGAGGTGGTGCTAACTGGATTGTTGTTTCTTCTGAAATCAGTGCTATCTTTGATGACTTGGAGTACTTCCACGTTTCAAACGCAGCTCCTGAGCAAGATCAATACAACATGGGTATTGAAAGAGTTGGTACATTAGCAGGTAGATATCAAGTTTATCGTGATCCTTACTTCCCACCTAACACAGTATTGTTGGGACACAAAGGTACATCATTACTTGACACTGGTTACGTTTACGCACCATATGTACCTCTACAGTTGACTCCAACTATGTACAACCCATTCAACTTTACACCTATCAAGGGTATCATGACTAGATACGCTAAGAAGATGGTTAACAACCGTTTCTATGGTAGAATCACAGTTGATGGTGTTAGAACATTCGACTTGAGAGAATTGAGATAATTCTTCAAAAGGAGATAAAAACTAAGGGGGACTGAAAAGTCCCCCTTTTTATTTTCTTTTTTTACAGTATTTCGAATCTTCTCCGAAGTACAAACACCTTAATATATTTAATTCTGATCTTTGTTCTTGATATTTATCACCAATGAAAGGACGATGTCCATTTCTAACTGCTTTAGTTATTTCATATTCAATTTGTACTATCCGTCTGAATAATTCTACTTTATTCATTAGTTTCAGTATTTTTAGTAAATACTCTTAATGATTTAGAAATTACTTCACTTTCCTCTAATGAAAACAAACCTTTTGATTGAGAATATTTCAAAGATAAATTCAATATATAAAAAGCCTGTTCTGGATTCATATTTTCAACAAACTTGTCGATGTCAGATTGAGATGTATAGTTTATAGTTCCAAATAATTGTCCTATAGGGTTTTTGGGTGTTTCTGATGATTCCATAAATAATTCTGAGATATTTATATTAATAAAGTTATTCTATGAAAAATATAAAAGAAATGACAACAAGTCAAAGCGATGGTAAGTTTGAAGGTAAATTAGTTTTAGGAAAACGAAATTTCTCCAAAGAATTAGCACCCTTTGATATTACTTTAGAAGATACTTTAGAGCCTGAACCCATCCATGAGGACTTAGCAGTTTGGTTTGGTAAAAAAAAGAAACCTAAGGGAAGTAAACAACCTAAAGGTCCTTGGGTGGATATTTGTCGTAAAGAGGATGGAAAACATCCCCCGTGTGGTAGATCGACTTCAGATAAGGGTGCGTATCCAAAATGTAGAGCTGCGGGAGTTGCGGGTAAAATGTCCGATGCGGAAAAAAAGGCGGCTTGTGCACAAAAAAGACGTGCAGAAAAAAAGGACACTCAAACGGGAAAAGGACAAAAACCCATCATGACTTCCCACAAAAAAAGGAAACCAAAAAAAGAATCTGTACGTGAATTGGCAATAAAAGTTCTTCAAAGTATTAATGAAGAAAAAAACATTGATATTAAACCGTCTTCACGTGTAGAAAAAAATATCTGTGAAACAAAAAAGTTTTGTTCGGCACAAGGTCCAATAACATTCGGACAACTTAAATCAATCATTTCTTTTGCAATTAATAAAAGATTGGGGATACATATGGGGGAAGGTTTTATAAAAGCATTGATTAGGTTATTACCTTGGTTCATACCTCAAATTGCGGTGGCAGGTTTTGTTGGTTCTGCTATGAGAGCGGCTAACAAAATTATCAGCCCTACTTTGAAGGAAACTTCATCTTACAAAACATGGTGGGCAAAAACCATATTGAAACTTTTCAATTTAGTTGAGGGTGAAATAAATGCTACAGATCCTTTTAGTAAAATTTTCTTTATTGGAGATGGATTGATGCATTTAATGACAGAAGAATCTAAAATCCAATTTGCTGAATATATTTCTGATCTTGTTTCTACGAAATCTGATGATGAAGTTGTTCCTGATTATTTTGTAGAAAATGAGTTAAGGAATTGGATTAATCAAAAGTTTTTAATAAACCCTCCTTTGTCAACTGTGTCTAATATTGACAGGATGGATGAAGTTAAAAAAGTAAAAATTACAAAAGAGAATTTTCAAGAATACATAGGTATATTTGAAAAAGACAAAAAAGATATTGTAAAATTATCACTATCGGAAAATTCGAATCATTATTGTGAGTTATATTATCTTGATATGTTAGACAATGTAAAAAGTATATCCATAGCCGAAAAGTTTTGTAGAACCTCGGAATATTTAATTGAATCCGAAAACGGAAAATATTCAGAAATAAATTTTGTACCACCTGTTTCGGTGAGTTCAGAGGCAAAAAAAGGTTTAGATTATCGAAAAAAAGCGGGAGGTAAAGGGGGACTAACACCTGCACAGGCAGCAGCATCAAATAGAAGTGGAGAAACTAAAAATTTAGGTTCAGGTGTGCAGAGAGCGGTAAATCTTAAAAATAGAACCAAGTTATCACCTTCCACAGTGAAAAGAATGAAAGCATTTTTTGATAGACATCAAAAAAACAAAACAATTAACCCTGAAAATAGAGGAACACCTTGGAACGACAAAGGATATGTTGCTTGGTTATTGTGGGGTGGTGATGCAGGTTATGCGTGGGCAAGAAAAGTCGTTAGACAAATGGAGACGGCAGACAAAAAGAAAAATTAAAATTTTCTTTGTTTTAAACCTATACTGTATTTTGTAAAGTTATCGTATAAATCTGGTTTCATTTCCATGAAATAATCTACGGCACTATCCACTGAAGCTGCTTGTGTTTCCATAATAACTTGTTCATTTTCAGAAAGGATGTAGGTAACTTGGTTCATGTTGGAAATTTTTTGCTAAGATATGATTTATTTTTTACCTGAACAATATTTTCCTGAACATTTTTTTTCACCATCTAAACCGGGCATAGTTCCTTTACATACTTGTACGGCGTAACCATTGGCATATGCAGAAGGGTAAACTTCAAATTTAGCCTTTGCTGCTGACTTACCCCGAGCACAAAGAGTTGTGTCCTTCTTTTTTTTCTTTTTTTTACCTTCCTCTAATTCAACAAAATCTACATATTGGGATTCTTTTTCCATTTCATTCTTAAAAAAGTCAAAAACCTGATCGATGTTTGTCTTAGCTTCGGATATATGATCATCCGCCCAATCGTGCCCTCCTTGTAGTATTTCTTCTATCATGTCAGCATCCATTTCTAACATCATGTCGATTTGTCTTCTCATTTGTTTCAAATTACTGAAGAACATATAATTTTCAGTATAATTTTCTTTCAAAATTCTACGAATAGTGTTTCTTAGTTGTGCACTCATATTTTGTTTACAATTTGGAATGTTAATTCTCTTTTATAAGTATTTGTTTCATAATCAGAAAGTACTTTTATATCAACATAATATTGATTGGGAACTTTATCTCTTGTGTCGAATATGAAATAATAGGCGTCAGGAGTTCGGTTAATTCGTGTCCAATCCTGAACTTGAACTTCTGTGTTAGCACCCTCTCGTACATACACCCGGTAATATGCCTGAACATCATTCAGAACTTCATTTGTTGTATATGCTTTTTTTATTGTAACATTAACCTTACGAACGTCAGTATTTAATATTTTTTCGTTTTGTTTTATACCCGAAAAATCGAAACCGTATATTGATGGATCTTTTGTGGATGAACCAATTTGGTAGTAACCTGTACTCTGCTTTATGACAAATTCATTAGTGACTAATCCAACATCAACACCATTTATTGTAATACCACTCCACTGATCATAAAACATACAAGGAGTTGTCTGTCCTGTAATAATTGGTACACTAACCTCATATACCCCTTCAGTCACTAAACAAGTGGATAATCCCGTATAACTACTACCCAAATATTCTTCATTTGAATTCAAGATGTTCACAATAGGTAGATTGTCAAAGTTTGTGGGTTGTCCATTTATGTATGAATAAAGATAAAGTTTGTTGACTTTATTTTGATAAAATGAATTTCGGTCATCTAAAATTAAATCGTCGTAATTTGTTTCTAAAAATGGCTCATAGAAAGTTTGGGTATGACGAGTAAAGAATCCAACTGAATAATTCTCCGTTAACCCTGAGATATTTTCAATTGCAGGTACATATGCAATACCCCAACCTGTAAATCCTGAAGTGTTTCCTGTCAAAACTTCATTTATTTCATTTGTCATGTCGAATTCTATGTTTTCGTTTCCGAATTCGAAATGTTGTGTTGCCACAATGGTAAGTCCCGAGTAATTGTAACAACTGTCACCTGATAAAGAATTGGTGTTGTCATAAATTCCGGGTTGTCCCCAATTTGACACTGTCTCTGATTGGTACCAGTTCGACGGACGACTTGAAAAACTTTTGTCTGTTTCTAATGCTAAAGATATTGTTGAACCATTACTCGAGTTCAAATTTGTTGCGGAATTGTAGTAATCATAACCAACACCTTCGTCCCAAGTTTGTCCTGAACCTGTACAACCCGAAACAGGGATTCTGAAAAGAATTAAATCAAATGAAGTTGCCCTTCTTCTACCTTCAGATGTTGTGGTGTTCAATAACTCAGTGTCAAAAGCGGACGTGTTCGTCATTTTTAACGTGTGTGAGACGCTTTTACTACAACCTGTAGAAATTGTACCATTATAATATAATTGTCTCAGTTGCGACAAATCAATGTCAAAAATGAATCTACTAAATCCTATTGGGGAACTCAAATCTTGAACACCTCCATAAAAAAGTTCTGTCACAGGGTTTCTCCCTGTGTTAGTATATGAATTGGATATTATGGTGTTATTTCTATTGAAATAGGATCTGAAAATTGACATTACAAACTTTTATAATAAATATCGAAAAGTATGAAATAGAAATTTATTCCACTTCATATATAATTTTCATCGTCAAATTATAAATAGATTCGGGTGTACAATTTTGTTCATACCACTCAATTACATTTGCAGAAAGATACTCCCATTCTTCTTGAGTGGTATTTTTTATTACATCCTTAGCATGTTCAAAATTATCAACTAAAAGATAATGTTTGTTTTGTTCCAACTTATTGAAATATTCCACACTTACCTCCCTTGTAAACAAAGGTACAACACCCATACCCATATACTCAACATCTCTTAAACACTTTGGACCAACACCTGTGAGAGATAATCCAAATTTATGTTGGGACATAAATCTAATATAGTCCTCGTAATTCAAGGGGGATACTTCGTCTGTTAGACTAAAGTTTTCTACTACATCACCCCAATTGTGATTTCGATTTCCTCTTCCTCTTGCTCCCGTACCAAAAAAAATACTTTCATATGGGCGTTGACTGTATGATTTTATTCCTTCAGATCTCAACTTTTCATATCTAATTGGATGGGTGGGCCAAAAGGTCCACCTGTAAGTCCCATCAAACGGGACAAATTCATTTGCCATTAGACACTTTTGCCAACCAAAACGTATTCTAGTATCCCAAAGTGGTTTATCATACAACAAGTACTTACCAATCTCTTCTAACCAAACATGACTTTCAATATATTGTCCAACCAAATTGTCTTCGAATTCTTCTTTTGTGATTGGTACCAATTCAACCAAACCTTTTTGTTTCCATATTTTTAAAATTTCTCGAAAACAACAACCCGAATGTTTATCGATTGTTGGTACGTGTATTTTCAACATTAGTTGATTCTAATTTTATTATTGAGAACTGTTTGTTGAGCGGTTTGTAACTTGGTGAGTAACTTCGAAATTGTTGAGTTTCCGTCTATTGCCGTTGGAAGGGCGGGTTGTCCATGATAGGGGTGTACATGCAAAACCAAAAAATTTACTATGTCATTCAACAAAATTAATAATTCTTCACCTCTAACAGTTGATGAAGTGTTCAGTTGTAAATCTTTTAAGAACGATTCTGAAACACCATAGAGTGTATTTGTCAAATCTATTTTTTTATCTCCAGCACCTTCACTGGTATGTGACAACAAATATAGAGTATCTCCACCAAAAATACCGACAGTCTGAAGTTCTGTAGTTTTTGTTATATTTTCCTCAGTTTCTAAGACTGATTGTGTCGGCACACCAATGGTATCTTTTTCGTAGACTAAATCATATCCCTCAGACGAATCTGTCACATTAAGTTTTATTTGTGACATCATTGTGGCAACGTTTAATGTCCCTGTAAAACCGTTTTGCAGACTTATATTTTTGATATATTCATAAGTTGTTTGTGATGGGCGAAAATAAAATGGAAACTGATAAGTTATTGGGGTATTTGTTTGCTCAATTAATCCGTTGTTGACTTCTTTGATAAAGGTATTGATAGTCTCAACAACCTCTTCAATTGTTAAGTTGGTGAAAGGTATCACGAGTTGTAAAGAAACGTAATCTGTCAAATCAGTATCTACCACAAAATTGTTTGTGAGTACAGCTTCCTCCTGTTTCAAATTGTACAAGTAGATTCTACCTGTGAAACTATTTTGAGTGTTTTCAGGGTTGTCTAATTGATATTCGATAAGTTTTTTACAGTAGGTGTTTTGTTCTACAAATCTCAAACGTTTTTTAGGTTCACCTATTTTTGTTGTTTCACCAAAATTTGATAATTGTAAAAAGGCTCTGTTTACGTTCCCAACAGGAGGGGTATTACGCCTTAGGGTGGTACCAACAATTTTACCGGCACGTAGTATAACCTCATTTTCTTTAAGAATAACATCTGAGTTAAATCTACCTAAAATTGCATTGTCACCCGGTTCGGGATAGACTCCAGTACTCGACTCGTTACTATATGGTATTCTTGCGGGTGCTTGTGTATTACCAAAATTTATTTCATACTGTGAGTTTTTAAGAGGGGTGGGGGGTAAATTTTGAGCTCCGTCGTCTAACCAAGTTTTTGCGTTTTGAAACTCCTCTAAATTTGAATTGTTTGGGGTTGAAAAAGGTCCTTGTAAATAGAAACGATTTTTGGTTGCTTGGTAAGCCGAATCTTGGTATATAATGTGAACATACTCATTGACTTTAGGAACTTGAAATACAAAGTAAGGTAATAATGGTAAAACAACAAAGGGATCTTTTTTTGTCCATTTATCTTTTTTTTCATCAAAGTCAGGAAAGGATTTCAAAATATTTTGATAATACTCCGACTCTGGTTGAACTCTAATTCTACCTAACATCCATGGGTCTTGGTTGTCAATAACTTGCCCTGGATATAGAATTTGTCTGAAATTTGGAGGTAAATTTTTTATTGAGTCCATGATTAAGATTTTGTTCTTTTTTGGTATTCCTTCAATATGTTATTATATAAAGATTCTGTAGCGTCTAAATGATAGGACAATTTCATGAGTAATTCTTTAGTATTTTCAAAATCTTTTTGTAATTTGTCCATTGCGATAATTAAATCTTGGTTTGAGTGATTCTTGAAATCATCAATTATATTTTTCAATTTTTCGAATTCTTTACTGTCCATGATTAAATCAATTTACCCCCACCTCTACTTGGTACTGTTATTAATGCCCCTGATGGACTTGGAATAACCGTAAGAGTCGGTATACCTACAGATAATTTTCCGTTCTGATCCTGTTCATTTAAGTGTGCAACTGCTTTTGCTAAATCTGCAAGTAATGCGGTGTTAGTTGCACCTCCAGGGTAATCTCCAGTGGGTATACCTACTTTTTCATATTCCTCGATAATATTAGCAAATATTCTTGTTGGTGACATTCCAGGTAAAGAATCTGTACTTAATAACAACGGTAGTGGAATATCATTCTGAACTCTTTTTGCTATATTCAATAAGGCTAAAAGTTCATCCAATAAACTGTTACATCTCCTATAATCTATGACACCTTGAACAACAACCAAAATACTTTCAACAATTGCTAGAATAATTCTATTTCTTTTTTGTGTTGCTTCTGTTCCAATATCACGTATAATACTCTGAACAAGAAGTAAAAAATCTTTTTTAATTATTAGATACAATTCCTCCAAGTATATTGCGTAAACTCTACTTTGAACTTGGATTAAATAATTTTTATATTTTTTTGCGAAATCCTCCAAAGAGTCAATAAAGTCTGATAAATTATCACCCAAGACTTTTGACAATAAAATTAGTGGAATAATATTCTTTGGTGACAGAAGTGTGTTTACAATTGCCTTTGGTAATATTTTCAAAAAATCTTCTTGGATTTTTAACTGTATATTTACGTCAGGTAACAATAATTTCCATTCATTTGACATTTCGTTCAACATACTTTCTGCGGTGGCGTCTTCTTGGGAAAGATTGTTTGAATTTAAAATCCTTGTAACTAATGTAATCATGTCCTCAACTTGAACAGGTAGTTTTACATTATCACAATCTTCGAATTCGGTTACACGTCCTTGTATATTATTAATTCTGTCATCAATAATTCGTAAATCAATTTCACTCATTTCGAAAAATGACTCATCAATTAAATCTACTGATAATTTGGAAATACCACTAACGTCAATTTCATTTGTAGTGTCAAAACATAATCCTAAAATTCTTTGTAATATTCTTTCAAATGTAGTCTGATCTCTGATGGTGTCAGCACCTAAATCAACTTTCATTGATATAGCACCCGTCAAATAGTCCATAACTTTACCATATAATTCATGAACATCGAATAGATTTATACTGGAATAATAGTCAACAATAAAGTCGCCTATTCTATTTGAATTACCGAATCTATTCCTTAGAGTAATTTTGAAAAAGTCCCCGACATTACCAACGTCATCTGTTGGTGAGTATTCAATATCAAATAATGGTTGTCCCGAACTTCCCACATAGTAGTTAGAATATTCACCTAAAAAGGATTGAGTGGGATCTTGTATTCTATGATAAAGTTGGCGGTTCATCGAATATGGATAAACACCTAAAGAATAATCATTTTTTTCATACAAAAGTTTTCCTACAGAAGTTGATGGATCTTCCTTTAGTATTGAAAACAAATCAACGGCGGGTATTCTTATATAGTAAACAGCTGGGCTCGAAGGGGTTGAAATCGGAAAAGATTGTTCTTGACTACAACCAAGTGCACTGATAGTTTCTTCGGCTAAAATTATTTTTAATTTATCTATTGTCCTGTTTGCTGCACGAATAAATCTTTTGGTAAGAAAACTAATTGTTGAAGTCCCTGAACCTTCAGTCAGTTTAAATAACTCTAACAGTTCATCTAAACTGTTGGGACCTTGTCCTAATTGATTTTGTGAAAACTTTTTTGCGGAATCATTAAAATCTGATAATTTTTTCTGAACTTTTGCGTTGAGTTGTTCTGCGTTGTTTCCGAAGGAGTCTATCCGTGACTTTATTTCGTCTTCTTTTGCCTTTTTAGTCTTCTTGTATGCGGAGACTTTGGCTTTGATTTTTTTTAATTTTGTTTTCCTATCTACTGGCATGGTTAAACTTATTTGTTTAGTTTATAACCACCGTTATCTTCATTTTCCAAATCCTTATTAATTAACGTTTGCAACATGTCTTCATCCATGTCAGATAAAGAAAAATCTTCCTCATTATTGTTTTGAGACTTTTCCCAAATTGAAGATTGTAATTTAGAAAGTGTTAATTTTTTTTCAATTGTTTCGTTTATAATTTTTTGTTGCTCTTTGAGAATACCTGAAATGGCTGGCATGTCTTTTGAATTGTTCATCATACCAATCAGTTTGTTTTGAATTCTTATTGCAGTTGCTCTTTGTTCTACAAGTTCATTGTAGATTTCCTGCATAAGACTCAAAACAGAATCCTTACTTAGTACTATTTCTTTTTTCTTTGGACGTGGCATATCTAATAAATATTTTGTCTGATATTTTTATCAATCACTGAACTTTTTCATAAGTTCATAATATAAAGTTTTATATTTTTTAAGAGAACTTCTTATTTCTTTTGTTGACATGTTAGTCATCTCCCTTAAAGAAAGTAAAATTATATTTTTATTAAATTTGTTGTTGTCGTTACCTATAAAAATTTCGTTGTAGTTTTCGAATAAATCAACTAACGCCTGTCCAAGTTTTCTTTCGTTAGAATTCAAATCATTTTCGTTAATAAAATCTTTGAGGTCTTTAAGAAACTGTTTTATTATTTGTTCGGGTTCGACTTTTTCAAATTCTAAATAATAAATCATATCAGGACGATTTTCTAAGGTAGATGATATGTCTTCATATGAAATTTTACGGTTAATTTCTTTTTGATCCTTAATTATTTGTCCCATCAAATAATTTTTACAGATTGTGCCAAAGTAGGAATAGGCTTTTTTGTTTTTGTCTGGTTTGAATTTATCTACTTTTGTGATTAAAAAAGAGTGAGTGTCATTATGAATTTCTATAAAGTCCATATCTTTTCTATAAAGTTTATACCTTCTAATAATTGATTCAATCATCTTATCAAGAGGTGCTTTCAAGAATTCATTATAAATTGCATTTTTTTCGTATGAAGTTTGGGCGGAAAGAAACAATCTTACCGCCTCCTCTTCACGTACGTCAAAATAGTTATTATTAGTGGGTTTACGTCCTCTTTTTTTAGCCTCTGGTTGATCTACCAAATTCAAAGAGGTTCCACTTATCACATCCAAAGTCATTAATCATTTTCAGGTTGATATTTTATTCCCCTGTCATCTGTAAAAAAATATTCTTTTTTTGCAGATTCAATCCAAAATTTCACCTCGTCATCTGACATTTTTGCTGTGTTATTTTTGTAATTCCAAAATATCGAACCCTCTCTCATGTTGGTGTGTTTGTAACCTATTTTCGGAATCGTCATAATTTTTGCCGAATTGTAAGTTAGTCTAAGTAGTAGTTCATAGACAAAGGTTAACTTAAAGGAAGGTTTAAAAGCACCAAATTCTTCAATTGTACTTTTTCTGATTACCATACCACTTGATTGAAAGTTTTGGTAAGCTAATAACATTTCATTTGTTAAATATCCAATTTCAGCGGTCATACTGGCTGCGAATGTTGCTTCATTAGTGAAACCCGCAAAAGTTCCTTTGTCGTCTACATCTACAACCAACGGTAAAAATCCGTCAACATCCGAATAAGCTTCCATGTATTCTGCGACGTTTTTGAACCAAATTGACGAATATTCGTCGTCAAATTCGTAAAATGACAACCACTCAGACTTAGCATTCTGAACACCAATCGAAATTTGATTGGCATACGAAAAATCATTTTGATTGGCAACGATATTGACTGTAAGTCCGCTGAAGTCGAAATTTGACAAATAGTTTTTTAGACTTTCTTCGTTTGAATGAACAATCACTAATTCGTTAATATTTACTGATTGATTTTTAAGCGATAAAACCGCTTTTGTAAAATATGATTCAAAATCTTTTGCCTTTGAACTACTGATTGGTAGTATAACTGATATATCTAATTTTTTCATTGTTCTGATTCGTTTTTAATTTTTTCAACTTGGGATTCAAAATTCTGTAATCTCAATTGGTTATATTCGTTAAAAAGATGAAAAATATTTTTGTTAAATTTCTCATAGTCAACGTATTGTTGTGCGGTTTCGTAACCTGCAGTGTATATTTCTTCTGAAATATTATCCTCTAACCAATTTTGAGTAAATTCTGCTAAAGTATCGACAATATCCAAATACTCTGTTGTCCAAACTCCGTTGGTTTCATTCATCCATTCGGGACGTAGATGTGGGATTTTTCCAATAACGGGTGTTCCTGAAATCATAGATTCGAGTGGAAAACTCCCAAACGCCGAATTATCATCAACCCATACAGAAACAAAACTTTCTTTCAAATTTTGAGCAAATTCTTCTAAGGATAATCCTCTCATGTCTCTAAATGTTATCCAACGGTATTGAGGATATTTCAAATAAAAAGTTTTGATAATTTTCATTGCATCTCTCTGATCTCGTGTGTGGATTGTCACAACAGGTAAAGGTGGTTTTTGTTTCTTTGTGAACCCTTTATAAATAATTGGTTCCAAAACATCTATAGATACACTTTTAAAAATTGACGATAAATAATTTTTTTGTGTTTCGGATGTTGTTATTGCTTTGTAAGTACCAAACTGAACCCAAGTCGATCCAGGTGCTAGTGTTTCAAGTGCATAATCATATGCTTGACATAAAACAATTTTTGCACAAGGTAGATTTGAAACCTGCTCAAGTGCGTGAGCAAAAAGTTCAGGAATTACTAAAATATCTTCAGGAGAAACTTGTAATTTTTGTTCTTCAATGTTCTGATGAGGAATTTCAGACATATACTCCTCACCCAACCAACTTGCAACCCCGTCGTATTCTTTTTTTTCGTGTAAGATAATCGGGTTGAATCCACTATTTTTAAGTGACATTGCAATGTCGTAGATGTGTTTTATTCCTGCCTTCGCATTTCCTTTTGTATCTTGGGTTAAAAAGAAAATTTTATTTTCATTTTTTCTCAATATGTCGATAGACTTGAGAATTTTTTCTTGTAGTTCTTGACTCATTTGGTTAAATACTTTTGATAATATTATTAACTAATAATGTATTAAATGCAATTCTAAAGGGAATACTTACTTCTTTGGATTTGCTTGACAACATTTCATCCATCGGTTCATGTTCAGACATTATTACTTCAACCATTGTTTTCATTATTTCAAATTTTATTGGACTAATGGTTGATTCATTTTCTTGAGAATCCTGAGAATTTGATTCTGTTCTTGTTTCTAATTCTTTTAGATCCAAGTAATAGGTTTCACCCCAAATCTTAAACATTGACATTTTCTATTATTTTTTGAATTGATGGTAAAAACTCTTCAATGGTATCGATGCATATTTCAGAGTTGACTTCACTATTATAAAGTTTGTTAAATTTTACAATTTGTGTATTGTTTTTTTGATTTTTTATTAAATCCGGATTTGCCGTTAATATTAAATCAAAATCATCCCAAAGTTTATCTTCTGTCAGTTTGGAATAAAAACGTATATTTTCGACTAAACATCCATATTTTGCAAGAAAAAATAGAGTTGCCGGTTTGCTTTTCTCCATTTCCTCAGAGATGATAGTGATTTCGTGATTATCTCTTAATTTTTTATATATCTCATCCAAAACATTAAATGTGTTACCGCTCACTGATGGAGAGTGCCCAAAAATTTCCATTGGGAAGTCCACATAAAAAAAATCATAAAAAGATTCTTCAGTTGGGAAGGAAAAATGATTGGATAGTGTGGTGGATGTGATAGGCAAATTCAAAGAGTATTCAAACTCATCTTCACCCTCTTCTCTTACATAATCCTCAATAAAAAATTTACGGTAAACTTGTTCCGCTTTACGAAGTGTATCTCTAATTACACCATTTATGTCTATAGCAATTTTCATCTTATATTAGTTTTTTTGACGGTAAGGCAACTCCACGTTTTGATACAACTTCAGCCGACATTTCATTTGCAAAATTTATTGCCATTTCAATGTCTTTATGTAAAAAATAATGACATGAAAATGATGAAAGAAATGTGTCACCAGCGCCACTTACATCTATCGTTTCTTGCGGATTAGGGGATGGGTATATTTTGTCATTATATCTGACGCCTTCTTTACCTAAAGTCACAATAACATTTGTTTTTTTTACCATTGTTTTATTCAATTCAGATTCACCTTTATTCATTTTAATGAACGAATAATTGATAACTTTTTTTAAATTTAGTTTTTTTTTGGAATCTAAAAAAGATAATTCAGAATTCTCCGAAATATATTTTAAATCATTTTGACTTAAAAACCCTTTGTTATAATCACTCACCACAACAAAATCGTATTTTTTCAACTTTTTTGGTTTGAGTTGTTTTCGGTCGAATCGGGTTATTTTTGATTCCCCTTCATCGAATCTTAAAAACATGTGATTCGATTTTTTTTCCACAAATCTAGTTTTGGTTATTTTTTCTTTTTGATGGTAAAAATCTATACGAGCATCAGGGCAAAGTTTCTTAAGGTTTTGATAGACATTTCCCGCCATTCCCATGTTTGATACCGTATCTATTGGATTTAAAATAGGAACAGGGGCTTCAGGACAAATTCTGTCTGCAGTACAATAAATGAAATTATCTTCACAAAGTTCTCCTACCACTAATATTTTCATTCTGTAATATTTTTGTTGTTGAGTATTCTTCTATCCTGTCAAAAAATATGATTTCTTTCACATATTGTGAACCTATGATTTTTTTATTTTTATAATCACTACCTATAACCATATAATCGATATCTAAATTTTTGATTATAGTTTCTAACTCTTCGTCTGATGAAAAACTGTAAACTTCATTTATATTTTTAAGGTATTTTAAAAATTCAATTCTATCTGACAATTTGTTGAAAGGACGATCAGTCCCCTTCAATTGTTTTACTCTTTCATCAGTGTCTACCCCAACAAATAAATTACCGAAGTTTGATGCAAATTCAAATAGACGTATGTGTCCGATATGGAGGACATCGAATGTTCCATTAATCCAAACTCGTTTCGGGTATGGTATTAACATTATTTTTGACTATCTCCTTTCCAAACTCTATATGAATCCGAATCGTAATGTGTGGTTGAAACCTCATATATGATACCATCGGTAAGTGCTAACAATTGGTGTGGTTGTCCCGGACGTTGACGAACCGAGTCACCAACAACTAAAGCTTCTTGCTCTACCTCTGCGGTTTCAGTATTTATCCATTTGTAAATAAATTCACCCTCCTGTACATACCATGTCTCATCTTTAATCATGTGGTAATGCATTGAGAAACTAGCCCCTTTTTTGAACACCAATAATTTACCACAATAAAGTTCGTTGTTTTCAAAAACAATTTCATGTCCCCAACCTTTGGGGATATGACACCCTTCACATTCACTTACATTTTTAACAATTGGTTTTTCCATCATATTTCAATTTAATATATTGAGTCGTTGTAATAGTTCATCCAATATTCAACCATTTCATCCAACATGGTTTCGAATGAATATGTAGGACTCCATCCCGTTGTATTTTTAAGTTTATTATTATCACCCTTCAAATCGTTTAGCTCTTCAGGGCGTAGAAATTTCTCATCCATGGTAACATATTCTTTGTAGTCCAAATCAAGACTTGAGAATACGTATTCACACAAATCTCTAACTGAGTGAGAAATACCCGTAGAACAAACAAAATCATCGGGAGATTCTTGTTGGAGGATTAACCACATTGCCTCAACATAATCTTTAGCGTGTCCCCAATCTCGGGTGGCTTCTAAGTTACCCAATTTTAACTCATTTGACAACCCAAGTTTAATTTTTACGGCTTCTTTTGCTACTTTGTTTGTTACAAAGTTTGTGCCTCTACGTGGGGATTCATGGTTGAAGAGTATGCCATTTGATACAAACATGTTGTAAGAGTTTCTGTAGTTTCTACAAATGTTGTAAGAATATACTTTTGCACACCCATATGGTGATACTGGATTCATAGGTGTTGTTTCTCTTTGAAAACCATCTTCGTCTATTGAGTTTCCAAACATTTCAGATGAAGATGCCTGATAAATTTTGGTATTTGGTTTAATTAATCTGACAGCTTCTAGTAAATTCAAAGTACCAACACCTGTTACTTGTGCAGTATAGATTGGTTGATCGAAAGAAATTCTTACATGAGACTGTGCGGCTAAATTGTAGATTTCATCAGGTTGTACTTTTTGAATTGTATTTACCAATGAAGACAAATCAGTCATGTCTGCGTAATGTAAGTTTGATTTAATTTTATCATAGATAGAATCCAATCTAAATGTTTGATTTTCTGAAACAGAATTTCTTTTGAGAGTACCATGTACCTCGTATCCTTTGTTGATTAAAAATTCTGCAAGATAACTACCATCTTGTCCGTTTATACCTGTTATTAATGCTTTTTTCATATGTGTTTGTTAACTATTTCAATTACTCTATCTAATTCTTCTTCTGTCATTAAGTGATTGTTCGGAATATACATTCCATATTCGTGTACTCGTTTTGCTATTGGTAAGTCGACTTTTTCGAATCTTTCATACCAAAATGGGTGCTCATTTATAGAACCACAAATCAGAGGACGGCATTCTATGTTATTTTCCATTAACTCCTTAGTTAATTCTTTAATATTTTCTGTAATAATCGGATACGAAAAATTAGAAACCATAGAGTGAGGTTGGGGATTTATTTTCCAACCGTCTGTTTTAATTTCTCGGTGGTATTTTAAAAAATTTTTATTTCTATTAAAAACAATATCATCTAACTTTTCTAATTGTTGGAGTCCTATGAATGCTTGTAAATCTGTTGCTCTCAGATTAAATCCGGGATAATAAAATGTGTATAAAGCCCGAAAATCACCTATACCATATTTTTCTCTAAGTTGTTTCTGCTTTTCAATCGGTAAATCTCTGTCCCATCCATGAGAACGAATAGATAAAAGAATATGATAAAGTTCTTCAGAATTTGTGGATACCATTCCACCCTCTATTGTGGACATGTGGTGTCCAAAATAAAATGAAAAAGTAGATAAATCACCAAAAGTCCCGAGTTTTTGTCCATCGTACATGGTACCAGTTGATTCACAAGTATCTTCGATAAGAAGTATATCATGTTCCTTACACAATTCCATAATTTCATTCATGTGATTTGGAAAACCTAATACATGTACAAGTATTATACATCCGGGGTTTTCCTTTTCTATAATTTCCTTCAGGTGGTTGATATTTAATCCCAAATTATCTTCATCACATTCACACATGATGGGTGTCATACCGAGTTGTACTGCGGGAGTTACTGTAGTTACCCAAGATACTGCGGGGACGACAATCTTGTTATTTTTCAATTTACCTGAAAGTAATAAAGAATATACCGCAGCTAAGTTTGCAGAAGAACCTGAGTTAACAAATACAGAATATTTTACACCCAACCACTCAGACCATTTTTGTTCGAATTCAACATTCAACTGTCCTTTTGTTAAACGAGGGTTAGTCTTTAACCATTCAATAAGTTTTTCGATATCTTTGGTATCGATGGTGTCTTTAACTAAATCAATTTTATTCATCACTTTCTTATATTTGGATAATTTTCAGTAAACCATTGTATTGTATTCTTCAACCCATCCTTCAATGGTGTGAATTCAAAGTCGGAAGGTGCGTGGGTAATTGCTGGTTTACGCATTTGCCCTTTGGGTTTTGTGTCATCGAAAATTAAATCTTCACTATCGACGTTTAGCAAATTACATATTGTTTTAGCGGTTTCTAAGATGGTAACTTCTTCGGGGTTAATTGCCATAAATGCGTCGTCGGACTTCCAATTATCCATGGACCAAATGATTAATTTTGCTAAATCGTCAGAATATATTAATTGTCTCAACGGTGAACCATCACCCCAAACCAACATTTTTTCTTTGTTTTTTCTTGCCAAAAAGGCTCTATGAATCATTGCAGGAACCATATGTCCTTCTTCTAAATGGTAATTATCGTTTATCCCATATACATTTGTAGGTATCACAGACACCCAATTCGCTTTTAGGACATTTTTGACAATTTTCATTTCATAACCGGCAAGTCTTTTTGCATAGGAATAACCATAGTTTGTGAAGTGAGGGGCTCCATTGTCGATTTGATCTGGTGTGAGAGGGTATGTGACTTCTTTGTCGGGAAATATACACGTGGATAATAAATTAACAAAATTGGGTATTTCATTTCTAAATGCAGCTTCGATAACATTATTGTTAAGAATAAAGTTATCCAGAAAGAATCCTGTGTTGTTCTTCATATTGGCTTGGACACCACCAACCTTAGCCGCGCAGTTTATGATTGTGTTGACTCCGTTTCTCTTAACTTGATGAGTAATGTAATCTAAAGTTTTGTTTCTGTCGGTTAAATCGACTTCAGTTCTTTTATGATATACATGTGAGTCACCTAATTGTCTTTTAAGTGATGATCCGACTAATCCCTCGGAACCCAATACTAAAATTTTTTTCATTTCATATTATTTATTAAGTCCTCCCAAAGTTTATATACTTTTTGTTTTTTTACAATATTAAACTTTTTCATTTCATTAGAAATAGAAGTACTGTCAAAATCCTCAATAATATTGTGTAAATGATTGAAGTCATCAAAATACGTGATACATGGCATCCAATTTTCGTCATAAAAATCTGATAAAGAAATCCATTTTTTTATTATATCATCATTTTTGAAGTTGTTTGGATCGACACCAGTAATTGGATTAATTACAGATTTGTTTCCCATATTATTCATGTAATACCAAGAAGATTCTCCCATGACTTTGTAATCTTTTTTGAATAAATCAAATAAAAACTTCTCACTTGGAAATAGAAGTGGCGTATTCGAGGTGTACTGTTCAAATACCGACATGTACGAAGGACAATATGGAAAATGAACTATTCCTTTGTGAGATATTAAATCTTGATACTTGTGATTACCTAAATCAGACTTGTTTATAAATTTATCTGAGTTTAACTCTGTAAGAGTAGATTTACTGTAATAAACAAATTTATCTTTTGATTGTACGTAACCCTCTCCGTTATAATCACAAAGACTAGGGATATGTTGAACCTCTACATCTAAAAATTGTTCGGTGTAAAATTTATCGTACAAGTTGTTTGCCACTAAAATTATTTGTCCATTTTTGTATCCGCTTTGTATAAAATCATTCGTTTTTTTCCATGAATCTTCTTTAAAAGAAAAGGGCCACTCATACCTTATAGGTATATTCACAATTATTGGTTTGTCAAAGTTTTTGTAAAGATTCACAAAGGTTGGGGGGTATGTTACAATAAACGCATCGAAACTGTTTAATTTTGTACCAAAACTCGAAAAAAATTCATTCTGATAATCCTCTGCAGATAAATGCATCCATCTTCCGTTGTCTAACATAGGAATAGAATCTTTTCTTCGATTAAAAACCCATGTATGATCAGATAAAGACATATCAAAAACTTTATGTCCCAATTCACCAAATATTTTTTTCATATCGGCAATTACGGAAATGTGTAAGTCAACATTAAAAAATTTCATATTATTTGTAATTTGTCATTATTGGGTAAGGAAGTTCTCTAAGAATTCGTTCTCTGTGTTTGTATGATAATGGATGAAAAATATTTCCTAAAATTGTACTCCAATATAAAGGGTAATTTGAACTATTTTGTTCGTGGGGATGTTTGTGATCTCTTGGGTTTTGGGCGGGATTATTTTTAAGTAAATCATAATAACTTGTCAGTTTTTGATTTACAATATCAAACCATTCTTTGGTAAAATCTGTTTGAGGTTTACATATGAATGCTCCGCAACCAATTAATAAATTATAATTTTGTTTTAACAATGAATTATCCTTGGGTTCGAAGTCGTCTAACATGGTGTTGGCTATGTGATCGGGATGTCGTTCTTGATATCCGACTACGTCAACCTTATGAGTGGAAATTAAAAAATTGAAATACCCTAACCATGAACCTTGTACATTTTTTATGTCCGAATACCCTCCACCATAAAAATGCATAAAATAACATCTCAAATAATCAGTTTTATGAACTTCCGATAAAAACTCGAAAGAGGGGTGTAACGGGTATTCCGTCAATACCCATGATTTCAAATTATACTTTGTAATTAACTGAATTGGAACCCCGCAGTTATTTGTGAGTAATTCAAGATTTTTTTTCCTGATTTCAGGTAAATCCCCTTCATTCATCCAAAAACAAAATATTCTTTTTTCAAAACCCATGTTTTATATAATTCGAAAGTTTTTCTGTTATTAATGTAGGAAATATATTTTGAATAACCAAATTACGGAGGTAGTAGGCATCTTCCGTGAAATATTTTGTTTCATCAAATTTATGATTTGCAAAAATTTCTTTTGTTATTGACACATGTCCGCAGGTAAAATCTAAATGTCCTTGAGTGCTTGTTGGGTAAATGTGACTATCTACTACCATATCAAGATAATTTTTTAAGATTGTTGGCTTTTCATATTTGGTTCTGCTGAAATCATAATCGGGATAAGATGATTTTTTGTAGTCATGCACAACAACCTTTGAATTTTTGAAGGCTTCTAATAAGAACTCATTTCGTTGTACATGACATGTATCATCTGCATCAATAAATGAAATTATATCTGTATCCAAATTAGATGCTGCTATGTTGCGATTGGCAGATGCTCCCAAGTTATAATTAACCATCGAAACAATAACTTCAAACTTATAATCTTTAGGTAATTGGTAGTTTGAAACACCTGAAATACTTAAAGAAACTTTGTCAGGGAGTACTGTTGATTCTTCAATCGAATCCAAAATTCTTGTGAGGTATGCTAAGTCTTTTCTACCTACAGGGATTGCAATTCCTAAAGTCATAATACTAATTTATAATCGTCGGTTAATGGTTCATCATTTATATTCATACGTTCCCCAACAAATCTGCCGTTTACCCTTTCAATGGGGAACGGTTTTTTTTCGAAAAAGTCGTCATGTGTGGTTCTATCTTCTTGAAACATTTGATAGATTACTCTCAGAAAATTCTGATCATCTCCATAGTTATTTCTCGAAACATTTGGGTATTTCAAAATAAGTTTAGTTAGATTTACAACACCTCCTTTAATTCCCCACATTCCTCCTAACATTCCCAATTCAAAGTTTCCTGCTGGTACACTGTGGTACGGGTGATCTCTCATTACATGTAATGTTTTACCACTTGAAATCCATTCTTCTACTGCCAACTTCTCACGAACACTGACTCTTGAATCTGTGTCACGAAATATCGCATATTCACAGTCCTCCAAATCGGCAGCCAAAAATCTCCAAAACATTCCATAGATTCCCATGGTTGTAACATCAATACATTTAATCCCCATTGATTCTAGTTTACGAATAATTGCGGGAGAAACTGTATTGTTATAATATACTATCATCTCCCAACCTTCATAAATCAATTTGTATTGTTCTGCATTTTTAATTGCACCAATGCTGTAAATCGGATCTTTTCCCCAAAGACTAAAACTAATGTATCGTTTATTTCTCATTTCAGTTGTTCATAAAATTTTTCAAATCTATTTGGTTCCAAAGGTGATGTACCATGCGAGTTCAGTTGAAAATGCTCAACATAATCTTTGGCTAAAAAAACTTTTCCTTTCGTTGTAAAATAAAAAAAACTTAAACTTCTTTCGTGTGCATGTCCGGCATATTGAAAATCTTTCATCGATTCAAAAACAGGTTCAAACCACTTTAAATATTCTATGAGATATTCTGTTCTCCATGTTGTGTTACTTGTTGCACTCCATTGTGTATTAGATGGGAGTTTGGATAGTAACTCATCTATGTCGACACCGTGTTTATCTTTAATTTTCTCAATCATCAAATCACTCCATATTCTGTCTTTGATATAACAAGGTTCTTGTAACGACATAGGAAAAAACCCAATAAAATCCATTTTTGTCTTCGATAATTTAGTGACAAAGTCGGAGACATCCTTTTTGATATTCATATCATATTCAAACATTATTGAATATTCAGAAGTTAAAAGTCCATTTTTCCAAAGAGCATACCATCCGGTAAATGACGTCCATTTAGGGTACTGTTCTATATTGATTGGAAGGTTTCGAGCTATTATGACGTTCTCTAAATTTTCTACTTTATCAATATTCCCATTACCGACAAAAACATATTTGAGATTAGGGAGTTCGGAAAATTTATTGGTGTTCAAATAATCAATTATAACGTTTTGATTATGTACAAATATAAAAGAAGATATCAGGTTCATATCAATTTAATTGCGTTTTTATTTAGATATGCAGTATACTCCACAGCGTTTTTAAGTCTATAATGAGTATTTAAATTGTGTTGTCTGTTAAATGTTGATTGTCGGGATGCTAATGTTTCATATCTTTTGATTACATATTCTGGCGCCAAATACTTGTAATGTAAAAGCATCAATTCGGCTTTTTCCGATTCTTTATAATCACTTGCATTTGACTGATGTGCTCCGAAACCAAAAACCATGTCAACATCAGGATTGAAAACAATATTTTTACACATTGGTTCATAAGTTTCATGTGAACCGTATTGTACGATTTCAGTAATGAGTCTACCATCGTATTGTGGAAATTTTTTACTAAACATATCTCTCCCGTCTATTTTAGGAACTTGAATACCTTTTTCTTTGTATTCAGCAAGTTTTTGCAGTAGATTCGGGTGGTATAGTATTTCATCACAATCACAAGTGATAACCCAATCAACATTTTGATTTCTACTTTTTGTACGATATTCTAAAGATTTTATCTTTCTGTTTATATCGTCGTTCATAGAGTCTTCACTTTCCCACTTTATAACCTCGACTTTTTCGTACTTTTCATAAATTTCATCAGAAGAATCTGTGGACATGTTATCATACACAAAAATTTTACTACAAATAGTTGAGTAATAATCCAAAATGAATGGGAGAATTTTTTCTTCATTCCAAGCTATTATATGTGCGTGAATATTCATATTACAATTTTAAATTTTTTTTCCATAATTCTAAAACTTCTTGATTGGACAATTTAGAAACTTCATTTTGTGTTTCTTCATTACCGTAAAAATCTGTGCCTGTAAGATAAGATTCGTCCTTCACTAAACAAGCAACTTCTCCCTTTGACGAATGGTAAACCCTTCCAATCATGTCATACATTTCTTGTTTGTTTGTAGTATGCCCATAAAGAACAACTTCAGGAGTTAAAAGCGGTTTGACAAACTTTTGGAAATAGTTTGAATCACCAATATGTCCGAATAAGTAAATTTTTTCGCATTTATCTTTTTTAGCTCGTATTATAGAAATGTGTGTTTGTTTTCTTTCCTCGATTGTTCCAATTATACCAGCCACTTTTGAAACTTGGGTTTTGTCTTTTTTTTCTAAATTTTCTTTCAGATTCGGAATAATAACAAAGTCTTCATTGTAATCCGAGTGGTAATCACGATGTTGTTGATGTAGAAATACTACTTTGTCAAAATATTTTTTTATTTTACCAACAGGAAACCACCATTTTTCATGGCAAGACAATAGAACAACTTCAGCGTTTGGACGAGAGTCGAGTTGTGTGAAATGATAAATAAGTCTATCATCCTCTTCAATTTTTAAATTTTCAATTTTGTCTGATTTACATTTTCCCAAGTGATAATCTTGATTACCATATAGAGTGCAATCGATACCGTTTTCGTTCAAAAAATTTGTCAGTGTTATAAAAGCAACCGTAGAACCGCCTTTATCTGTGTATCCTGATATAATTTTTACTTTCATTTTTGTTGTGTGATGAAGGGGTGTAGTTCCTTATTATTTTGCACAGATTGATTCAAATTTTTAAAGTCCAACAAAGTTCTTTCCAAAAAGTAGTCAGCCAAAAATCCATTTTGAACCACTAAAGAATTAGTGTCAACCAAAACTTTTTTCTTTTTGGATGATAACATCATTGCAAACTCATTGAAAAATAAACTGTTCTCGTAGTTAATGTTAAACCAATCAACTAATTTTAAACTCGCGGGTGACGTACATATAAAATTAACAAAATTACCTACAGGATTATTGACGTTTCCAAACGAATAATTGTAGAAAGAGTTTTGATGATTCAAATGAAGTCCTAAGTGATTTTGTTTACTCAAAGTGATGTATAATGATGAAGATAATACGTTATTTCTCTCATCAAAAGCTAAAGGGAATGAGCATCCAAATTCACGTTTGGATTGCTTATAAGTCTCAGACATATTGAAAAAAACATCATTTAAAATATCAACTTCATCTGTTGAAATGAATACCAATTCAACACCCTCCAAAATTTCATCTTGATATTTTAGTATTGAAGAATTTTTTGGGAAGTCGTTGAAAAAACCCTCAAAAACTTCTACTCCTTCAATTGACTGCAAATCTTCATAGTTGTTGTCATTAGATATAACACAAATTTCTAGGGTTTCGTGATTATATGTTTTAACAGTTTCTACAAAGTTTTTTGTTTTTTCTGTGTCAGTCGATTGAACAAGTAGGATTGAAGGAATTTTCAATTTATTTATTTTCTTGTTAAGAATAATTTCAGGTTTCATAAAAATAGGTAAGTTATCATCATACTTTTCGATAAAGTATTCACGATTAGTTTCCCATTGCTCATTGGTTTGTCCCACAGATTTATGGGTAATTCTAACGTCAAAAATGACACCGATTTTTACGTTTTGAAGGTAATTCGAGACACAAAAATCTAAATCATAAAAGTGAAAACCTTCAATATCCTTTCCAAAAGGATTTTGTATTTTTGTTTTATTAACTGCGATGAAAACTCCATCAACAATCACAGTAGGGATTATTTCATTAACCCAATTTTTACAATATTTTGATTCCCAACGTTTACCATCACTTTCGTGGTTTACAATGCCAACCATTTTCGACGGGTCTTCCCACCATTTACCTGATGCTGGTAAATTTGTAGTTCCTGCCACACCAAGAATTCCGTAATCAGATTCTTCAAAGTGTTTTACTAATTTTCGTGCCCATGATTTTGTATCGAACATAATATCGTCATGACAAAGAAGAACGATGTCATTTGAAGAATCTTGAAGTGCTCTATTATAAATTTCAGTTAAAGAATATTCTCCATTATTCTCATAAGGAAGGATTTCTATGTTTTTTAAACCTGATGTATTTTGAATTTGTTGTACAAATTTTTCGTCAATTTTTCTTGTGCTGAATGCTACTGTAACCATAATTAAATTCCTGTTGAGCCGAAGCCGTTATTATTTCTATCTTTATTTTGAAAGTCTTTCACTTTCGTAAGTTTTACTCTTGAACCTGGGAGCACAGGACATAAAACTGCCTGTGCTATTTTTTCACCGCGATTTATAGTATGGGAAACGTTGTCCATGTTTATAAGAATGACTTTTATTTCCCCTGTATATCCCTCATCAACTGTACCTGGTGTATTTAGAACCGTTATACCTTTATTAATTGCTAATCCACTTTTTGGACGAATTTGGATTTCGTAATTTTTTGGAATGTTGAAGAAAATTCCTGTACTTACAAGGCATCTACCAAACGGGGATAAATGTACTTCTTCATTTGCTCTTAAATCAATACCAGAATCTGTAGGATATGCATAACTTAATTCTACGTTGTCAGACTTATCGACGTATTCCAATACCACTTTCATGTTTTCAAAATCTTTTAGAATATTGTCAAATGATGAATCATCAATACCTAAAGAAGACAAAACATCTTCAGGAGTGGAGTTCTCAGAGATGTTACGAAGCTTGTTCAGTAACTTAGCGGTGTCTTTAATATTTTTTAGTTTGTTAATCATGTTATTCTAATGTATAAAATTTTTGTACAACATTAATTAAAACCTCAACGTCCTTTTCACAATATTTTTCAATTTCATTGAGTTGATTTTTGAACCAATACGCTTCATGAACTTTATTACCGACTACCTCCATATTTTTTGAGGATTCAACACCCATGCACACACACATTAATTCCAAAGAGCCAATAGTAGAAAAACTACCAAACTGCCACAATTCTTTGGTATCAAGTGCTTTAATTTCCCAAGGTTTTGTATCGTGAGACGGAAGTATGTCTGCCGGTTTAATTCCATTTATAATCATCCTTTTTGCTAAAACTGGTATATCGAATCCTTTCGCATTATGTCCACAAAGGTAAAATCCAAGTTTACCTATTTTTTTCAAAAGGTAATTCAAGTCTTTAAGGATTTGTTTTTCATCGTCGCCACTGAAACTTTGCATCTTTATTTCACCTTTAGGATCAACATACCCGACACTGATACAAACTACTTTTAAAAATTCAGCTACTAAAGCAGCTTTGTTATAAAACATTATGTCTGCACCTTCACCTTGATGTTCAGGAAACCTTTTTTCGAACCAATCAAGATAATTTTCGAACTGATAAGAAAGAGCGGGGTGATTTTGTTTGAAAGTTGGAAAATCTTTTTCCAAACCCACGGTCTCTATGTCAATAAATAAAATTTTTGTTATTGGTATGTTTATCATTTTAAAAGTGATTTATAAAGTTCTGCTCTATTTTTGGTTACAATTCTTAAATCATATGTATCTTTTACGGTTTCGTATAGTTTTTGTCCTAAATCGTATGCCATATTCGGATTGTCTATCAATAGTTTAATATTTTTATACCAATCATTGTAATTTTTGTACTCATTTACTAAAAGGGCATTACCATCAGTAAATTTTTTACTAACGTAAGCACTTTTCAAATCAACAGTATACGGTCCAAAGTCAGATGCTATTATGGCTTTTTTGTAAAATCCTGCTTCAATTACCTTCAGTTGTGATTTAACCTTGTTAAAAATGTGACTTTTAATTGGTGCTAAAGATACATCAAACTTTGAATAATTTTTTGCGTAAGACGTAACAGGACGAGTCCATACTCTTTGATAGTATTCGTCGGGAAAACTAATACTATTATCCTCTTTGAATTTCATTAAAAATTCTTTATACTCTGGCGACATCATGGAATGGTTAGATGTGACAATTTGTTCATATTTATACCATACAGTTTCCAATGGTTTGATTGGACGACTCTTTTGTTCTCCTGTTTGTGCATTTATTTCAGTCATAGAACCTCTCGTATCGAATCCGCAAAGGTATAATTGAATTTTATCTTGATATGGTTTGAGTCTATCGAAGGTATTTCCAAAAAGTTCTAAGTCGTGCAAGTGAGATGACCCTCCAAGCCACCCAAATCTCAATTTATCAGAAGGGGTTGTGGGTTCTTTGAATTGACTTTCATCTGGATTAATTGAATTTGGAATAACAAAAACATTTTTGTTTATCTTTGAAATTTCCTGAGCAAATAAAGAAGTGGTGGTTGTTACATACTTAGCCACCTTAATATTATTTTTGATTTTTTCAAAAAGATTATTTTGAATAACTAATTGATGTGCGGGATGTTCCCGAGTTGGTAACCAATAATCGTCAATATCGAGTATTGTAACGATACCTGCATTATTTAATTTTTGAATAACCGCACTCGATTTTTCGTAATCCGGATTGAGAGTTCTGTGAAAATGAACAATTTGATATTTTTTCCAATAGTTCATATCATCCATCTTTGGATCGTAGTCAATATCTACGTGGAACTCATCAGGGTAAAGATTTTGTAAAAATATGTGTGGTTCCACCGATCGGAACTTCCCAACGCCTGTTCTGTCAGACGGGAGCACTAATACATTGATTTTTTCCATTAATGTGAATTTGTAAAATTATAACAAATTCAATGGAACAAAAAAAGGGTTATTGAATTTTTTTGATAGATGTTACTCTTCCTTCAAAAATATGTTTTCCAACCTTTAGTTCGAGTCTTTCGTTAGCTTTGGTTGTTGATTCTGTTATTACACCCAAACTTTTCAATTCTTCTTTCACCACATCTTTGATTGTGTCTCTAACTGTATCCCTAATCATATTTCTTAATTCGTTCATATTGAAATTAGATGTCTGAGAATTTTGAGGACTGTTTGTTGGTTTTTTGTTTTCATTCATTAACCTTGACGCTTTCTCAACTAAATCATCCGAAAGTGTTGGTCCATTTAATGATGGCTGAACAATTGGATTTTCAATCATTAATTTTTTTATCTCGTCAGGTAATCGAGAATTCATTACCCTAGACTGATCGTAGGGTTGACTTACATTTATAGTTTGTTGTATCGGTGCGGTTGGCTGTTCAATTAAGGATTGAGAGTCAGAATAATTTACAGATTCTGGCACGTCGCCAACTACCTGTCCTCTAGGTATTCTGTCATGGGCTTCCATTACTTTTTTTGCCATGACTAATTTTTGCATCAAATCACTCATATTTTTAAAATTTTGCGTTCAGAATTACTCTTGTCATACTTTTATCACCTGTTGGATTATATCCAGGTCGTGGACTATTAAATTTCTCCAAAGTTGGTTTGAAAGTAAAGATTTTATCGACTCGGAAAAGTCTCCACCCAGGTAATGGTTGTTCACCTATTCTTGCGGTGTGTGAGGCACCTTCCTGATCCCAAGCTCTGAGTACTACATTCCCTCTTTTACTGTAACCAACACAGACAGGTTCGATAGTTCGCAAACCTTTACCACCCGGCTCGTCCCCATCATAATAGATAGTAACTACCGTTTTTTGTTGAATAGCATCTTGAATATCCTTCAAGGATGCAATTTCGGTGATTAAAGATTTTAAACTACCAACTAATCTCACTGATTCACACTATAGTATGGTTTATCCGGATTGTATTTATTTACAACGATATCTGATTTTCTTTCGATGATATCAGTCTTGGTACCTGCGTTGTAATTGTAGATATCTAAATCACCACCAGTACCTCTTCCAATTTCATCACCGTTTGCTAGTGCCGCTGAATTTACGGGTGAATATTCATTAGAGGTGTCAGAAAAATCGTTTCTTGCAAAAAGTTTTCTTCTTTCAGCTTCTGCAATTTTAGACAATTCATTGTCTGGTTGGGAAAAATCTAATTGATCTGATTGTTGTGCCATTATAAAATAGTTTGCATTAATTCGTTTATTTTTTTGATGTTTTCGGTAACTGACGTGTCGAATTTGTTTATACCTTTTTCGTGTCTGTCATGAGGGTTAACGATAGCATTTTTCTTTTCGTGATTACGTATGAATTGATTACTCATACCGGTATCATGTTTAGTTTGTTTTCCTGTCTCTAAGGTATTTCTCCAATGATTCAATACATGATCACACCAACGGTTCATACGATCACCACCATTTAAAATGAAAGGTGCGTCTTCTTTTTTTCCTGCATATGAATCGAACCAATTTTTCATTCTCTTCAATTGTTGATAAGTGACGAACCCATTTTCTCTGAGTTCTTTGTTTCTGTTGTGTCCTTCAACATTTGCATCACTTTCTAAAGCAGAAAAAGATTGCTCCAAGTGTTTCATTAGAGATTCAGGGAGTTTAGCCTTTCTATCGTAAAGTGTCTTATTCACCTTTCATCATTTTTAATAATTCATTGGGAGAAAAACCTTCTTTTTTTGCTAACTTAAGAACAGATTTAATATTTCGTTTCAGAATATCAGATGGTTCTTGTGTTTTTTGTTTGAGTTCCTTTGTGTCTGATTTAGAAGTCACCAAATCCTCAATAATTTTTTTTATTTCTTCTTCACTCAATTCTTTTTCTGTCAAACGTTGAGTTACTACGAAATTTTTCTTTTTTTTGATGTCTTTTGGTGTTTTTGCATCCAAATTAAAAGTTTTACCAAATCCTTCACATCTTTGTTTTGCCGAATCTTCATCCAGTCCCATTTCCTTTACTAAGTATTTTACACACTCTTCTGCTGTTAAATCTTTGGTTTCCTCATACCCAAAAGCATCACTCATGTCCACTTCTTTCAACTCACTTTCATTATAATACCTTCTAAATCCTCTTGTCCACGGATCTTGAGGTGTTCTAGCCATTGCAACTGTTTGATCCATAGTTTTCTTTGGAGTCATTTTTGGATCGAGGATTGGAATTTTAGAACTTGTAAAAGTCCCATCATAATCTATGAGTTCTTCCAATTCTTTTTTCTTGGTGTGTTTCAAAAAAGTCTTATGGGACTCACATGGCATAAATTTATCACCATGTTTGTGAGTACCCTCACATCCAATTTTTTCAGCTTTTGATAATGCTTCTTTTTCTGTTGCAAAAAGAAATGATTTCATGAATATCTTTATTTTCCTATAAATACAACAAAGATGGTATTTATCAATAAAAACCATTGAATGGCGTCTCAGAATATAAACAACTATTATTTTAATAGGTTCGATTTAAGGAACACTTTTTACTCCTACAACGATATTTTTTTAGTTTCGGACGAAAAAGATTATGATACTGAGGTTGTTTTTTCTTCAGAACTAATTGCGTATAACGATGGAGATAGATTACCTGTATATCTTGATTTCAATTCGAGTGGTTCTTCCCAACAGTTAGAAATACAATATGGAGATTTCAAATCGGGTGATACCGTAGTATCATTGAATTACTACAATCCACTCAATTTAGATTTAACTTGTTTAAGTGCATTCACAGGTACTTGTGACGTTGGACTTGTAGCCACCGACAATGGTTTATATACAAAAATGTCAGGTGAGACTCTGTTTTATTCTATGGGTATTAGAGATGATTATAAATTTCATCCTTATTACTACGATAGAAGATTTAAAATGCACCCAATTACGGGATACACCGAAAGTCCAAATGTACGTTTTTCAGGAAACACAGACAGAACTTTATACAATATAGTATCGGTTACAGGCACTACTGAAGGTGTTTATCGTGAGCTTTTTGGTGGATTTTACCAAGGATTCTACAAACTTTACGGATATGATTATGAAGTTTTCCCCGAAAGAGTTAATAAGGGATGGACTGTGGAAATGCTTTTAAAACCGAGAATTGCTGGTATGTACCCACCTGTTTCGGGTGAGACTACTTTAAATTCAGTTTATCCCAACAATTCGAACATTTTCTTTTATTTTGGTACCAGAGCCGAAGACAAATATTATCATTATGCCTCAGGAATCTCACAAACAGATTCAGGTTATACTAGAGTGACTGAACATCTAGGTTGTATAAGAACTTGTGGGTGTGCGGACACAGCAACAACAACTTCTGATTGTTATCAAGTCTATCCGCAATCAGCATATACAGTTACTCACTTTGGTGGATGTTGTGACTGCCCAACTGAAGAACCGGTACCGCCTAAAGATGCAAAAATCGACGTGTTATCAAACGCTTTAGCGTTAAGATTTTCGGGTGACCCGTGTAACCCAAAATTAGGAGTAAGATACATCAAGTATACTGGTGATTGTGTTACCACGGGGGTTTGTGAAACTAGTGGATTAACATACACAACAGGTTATACTATAGATGAAGTTTATTCTTCAAGAGGTATATATGATGATTGTGATTTTCCGACTGGTGAGTGTGCCGATAGGTGGGTGCAGATTGATGTTGTTTTTGACAGATATCTCACAATTGATGGTTGTGATTTACTGAACTTGGGCGGTTTAGGAGATTTGAGAAGAATGACATACACATCTTCTACGTTCAACGCTTCCGTAAATTTAATAAGTCCACCACAAACACACCCTGGTGCACCACACGAAAAAGAAATAGAAGTTATTGAATTCACTCGTAGATGGGAAGATGATTTGGATTACAGACTTGGAAGATTAATGTTCTATGTCAATGGTTATCTTTTCATGGTTGTTGAAAATTTTGAAGAAATTATTCCAAGAGAACTAAATACCCTCAAAGAAAAACAAGTTGGTGTACCCTTCAACATTTCTTGGGGAGGAGGTTCTTTGGGGTTGAGAGAAAGTTTAATTTTTTCAGGGTGTAACCAACCTTACGGACCGTACATTCAAGACCCTGAATTGATGCCAAATTCAACTTTATCAGGGACAAGTCTCTCTGCCTTAACAACTGACATATTAATTGAACCTAATTTTGCGGGAACCTTCGACGGTGCAATTTCTCAATTTAGGATGTATGTTGAACCATTATCTGCACCTCAGATACAACATAATTTCAGAATACTTAAAGATACTTTTAATCTATTTGATTTTTGGTGTGTGAACTGCACAGATGTAGTTGATGTGTGTGATTTTGATTTTGAGTTTATTAAATCATCACCAACACCAACTCCGAGTGTTACTGCGACGCCTACACCAACATATACACCAACACAAACAACAACACCTACTCCAACTGAGACTCCAACTCAGACGGTTACTCCTACACAAACACATACACCTACACAAACACATACACCCACACAAACAACGACACCCACACCAACTGAGACTCCAACTCAGACGGTTACACCAACTAATAGTTTGACACCAACAAATACGCCCACCCTTACATCTACTCCCACAAATACATTAACACCAACACAATCAGTTACACCATCAGTCACTGCAACAGAAACGCCAACTAACACTCCAACTACAACTACGACTGTAACTCCATCTGTAACTCCATCTTTAACACCGACAAATACACCAACCATAACACCTTCAACTTCAAACCCACTTGACGGTGCATATTACTATATCTCAGCAAATGAATACGACGTTTGTTATGGTACGGTTCCTTCAGATATTATATATGGGCAAGACGGGTTAAACGTTGGACAAATCTTGTATCAAGATGCTGCGGCTACGGATCCTTACACAATTGCAGAATTGCAAGCCTTGTTATCGACAACTGCAACAACTTTTTATGTTAGAGAGATTTCAGGTGGTGATGTTTTCACAATTACGGATAATGGTAGTGGAGATGCTTTGGCTCAGTCCCAATCCCCTTGTGTTTCTTTGACTCCGACTCAAACACCTACGCCGACTCCGACACCGACTTTAACAATAACGCCCACACAATCAGTGACTCCAACACAAACCTCAACTCAAACGGCAACTCAAACTGGAACACCTACACCAACAAATACTTCGACTCCGACTAACACACAAACACCAACCAACACTCAGACTCTAACAAACACTCTGACTCCTACAAACACTCAGACTCCAACAAACACTCTGACTCCTACAAATACTCAAACACCAACAAATACTTCGACTCAAACTACAACTCCTACTCCAACACAATCAATCACTCCTTCAGTGACTGAAAGTCCTGCAACGACATTGAGCCCAACTCCAACAAACACACCAACCCCAACAAATACTTCAACTCCTACACCAACCGCAACTCCAACACAAACGGAAACTCCTACACAAACATATACACCAACAAATACACCTTCACCTACTATCGCCATTATACCAACCGATCCAACATTGGAAATTTATTACAAGGGAGACTCGGCAACTCAATTTACACCAACACCAAATAGTGGTGATACGTTTAACCAATGGATTGATTCTTCTGCGAATGCCCATAATGCAAATCCAATTGGTGGTGGTAATAAACCACAGTGGTGGGCGAATCAACAGTGTGGTTTGGGTGGAGCATACTTTAATGGTAGTAGTATGGGATTGAGTGTAAACCCATTGACTGATTTACAGTCCAAGGTTGGTGAAACAATTATTGTGGTTGCCAGAACATTCACAACAGCAACAACACAACAATATATTCAAGCAGGAGAAGATGGAAACACTGGTTTGTTAGAAACTTTCGTAAGACAAAGTGGTGGAACTTACAACATAGCGATGGGGGGTGGATTTGCAACTGGTGGACAAGTCACAACAGGTACTACAATAATTTCTGCGGTATTTGATGGTACACAAACAGGAAATACAGACAGACTGAAGTTTAGACTAAATGGCTGTGAACAAACACTAAATTACATCACAAACGTTGGCACTTCAACAAGTC